CCTATTATTCTTAACCCCAAATACAGCTAATGTACTCTATTTATCATCCAATGCAGCAACATCTTTCTATTATACCAAAGATCAAGCAAATGCAACATTCTTAACCACTAATACCGCCAATGTACTTTATTTATCTTCTAATGCAGCAATAAATTTCTATTACACAAAAACAGAAGCTAATAACCAATTCCTGTCATTATCCAATGCTAATAATTACCTAACAAAAGCACAAGCTAATACTTGGTTCGTTGCTAATACAACTTATTGGGAAGACCTAAGATTTCCAGCTTTTGGCATAAATCCTGCAGGAAGCCCAGCACCACCCACGGCTAATAATATGTTTGGTTGGTTTGAGTACGATCCAGCAACTATAAATATATTTTCATTCCAAGCCCAAATGCCTCATGCCTGGAGAGAAGGTAGTACCATCCATCCACATCTTCATTGGATGAAAACTACAAATGGAACCGGTAATGTCGTTTGGCGTATGGAATATCGATGGGTTCCAATTGGAGAAGTAATGGACACAACTTGGAAAGAATCAATTCGTGCCAATACAATGCCTGTAACCCCAGACTCAAATACAGCTTTCAAACACCTAATGACCGAATTTGACGACATTTCTGGCCAAGGAAAACAACTCTCAGATATGCTTCTCATTATGCTGTCAAGAAATGCAAATACAGCAGCAGACAATTACGCATCTGCTGCGGCGTATCTTGAGTTCGATTTGCATTACGAAGTTGACCGATTAGGATCACAAACGGCAGAATATGCGAAGTAAAATTTAACTAATACACAAAATGTTCTTTTAATATATCATGGGTGAAAATTTCTGAATTACCCCCAGAAATTAATATTGGATCACCACTATATCTGTGTTCAGAAAAATAATTCAATATGAATTGTTCCTTTTCATATGCTCGCATTCCAATATCATAATAATCCCATATTATTATCTCTTCGATTTTACTTTTGTCAGTTTTACAAAACCGCTTTTCTATTGTATTATTTGTTATCCCAATTTTATAATAATACCATCCTTCATGAAGTATTTTGATGTAATATAACCATGCTGGTTTTTCTGGCTTAAATCCAGATTTTGCACACGCTGGACAACCTGTTCCAAGTAAAACTTTATTAGGAAGTGCATTCCATCTGTGATCACATACCAAACATAAAAATTGTGTTTTGGTTTGACAATTTTTATATTCTCCAACTAATCTAACTGTACGATTATCTTTTTCTAATCTTGTATTAACTTCTTCAAATGACAAAGTTGAATCATTACAACAAGGACAACCAGTTCCTATTAAAACTTTTTTGGGTGTTGCTGGCCATTCATAATCGCATACCAAACACAAAAATTGGGTTCGTGTTTTATTATTCGTATATTCCCCAACCAATCTAACTGTACGATTATCTGCTTCTAGTCTCGCATTAACTTCTTCAAATGACAATGGAAAAGATCCTCCACATTTGGGACAACTTTTATTTTGATTGATTATATTATTTGGTGGGGTGGGCCATTCATAACCACATAATAAACATCCAAATGTGGTGGATTTTAACATACCATAATATGGTCCAGTTAATACAACTGTTCTATTTCCATCTTTCAATTTTTGAACAATTTCTTCTTCAGTGTATTTTTGTGACATAATCTCTCCGTATAAATAATATATCAACAACTATATTTAGGTGCTTATATGTCAGTCCTATCTCGAAGTCCCAGTGACAGTAATTATGCTCAACCCACGAAATTTAATTTGACCATACCATCAATTACGAGTTTAACTTACTTCCTCCAGACCGTAAATTTGCCTGGATTGTCAGTTTCTCCAGCAACACAGCCAACCCCATTCAAAGATATTTTTCGCCCGGGCGATAAGGCAATTTTCAATGAATTGGTTTGTACATTTGTTGTTGATGCAGAATTGTGGGCTTGGGAAGTAATTTACGACTGGGTTCGCCACTACGCATTTCCTTGTTCCTTCCAAGAATATATTTCCTTAAAACGCCGCTCTGAAATTTCCAGTCATGCAGTTCAGCCACAATATTCTGATGGTATTCTCACGATAAATTCCAGTCAGAACACACCTATTTTAAATCTTCATTTTGTGAATTTATTTCCGATTTCGTTATCTGACATTAATTTTTCGACTAGGGAGAGTGCTGATACAATTTTGACTGCGACGGCAGTATTTCAGTATCATATATACAATATCAAGCGTATATAAAATGGCCATTATTATGGAGGTTGGGGATGAATATATTAGAGACGATTTTATCGGAGTGGAACAAAGATTCTGTTATTGATGACAGTAAGATACAGGAAGAGTTGATTAGGATACCGAAATTACATTGTAAGTACATTACATATTTGAGTCAATGTAAGGAACATGCATTGAAGTTAAAGTTTGATTATGACAAGTTAAGAAATTTGAGATCTGAATATTATCTTGGTACATTAGATAAAGAGACATTAGAGCAGTATAATTGGGAGCCATTTCAGTTACACATATCTACTAAAGCTGGGATTGAGAAATATTTGGCTGCTGATGATTATTTGATTAAGGTATTACAGAAAAAATTATTTTATGAGCAAGCGATAGATATTATTGAATCTATATTGGGAGAGATTAAAAATAGGTCATGGCAGATTCGGTCATTAATTGATTATCAAAAATTCTTAAATGGTGCGTAAATGGTTGATTTATATATTAAAAAACAAGATGAGACTTATATTATTTTGGAATCTGAGCAATCATTATTATATGAGATTTCAGAGTTATTTACATTCTATGCTGATGGGTATCGGTACAATCCTAAATATAAGGCGAAGCTATGGGATGGAAAGATTAGGAGTTTAAGGCTGTTATCTAAGAATCGCGGAAGGATATATGGTGGGTTATTAAGTAATATAATTTCTTTCTGTAAATCTAGAGATTATTCATATAAAATTGATGATGAATTAATATATAAGAATGAGATTTCAGAAGAAGATATTACTGGGTTTATAACTGAACAAAAATTGATGGCACATGGTAAAAAGATTGAGGCTCGTGATTATCAGATTAAGACTGTATTAGATTCTATTAATAAACATAAAGTAGTGATATTATCTGCAACTTCATCTGGTAAGTCATTAAGTTTATATTTATTAGCTCGATATTTTCAAGAGAAAGGATTGAAAGGGGTATTAGTAGTACCTAATGTATCATTAATTCATCAAATGTTTAATGATTTCAAAGATTATTCATCTGGTATTTCTTGGAATGTTGAAGATAATGTACATAAGATTTATCAAGATCAAATTCATGAAGCATTGAAAGATATTACAATTTCAACATATCAATCATTACATTTAATTAAGGACAACAATTTCTTTAAACAATTTGATTATGTGTTATGGGACGAGTGTTTTTCTGGTGATGCTAAAGTATTGACAAAATCTGGATATAAAAGAATTGATGAAATATCTGTGGGAGATATAGTTATAAACTATAATGAACAAACAAAAACATTTAAAGAAGATGTTGTTGAAAAAGTACACCTAAATATAAGTGTACACGAAAAAATGTTTGAATTAGAATTTGATAATGGTATCAAGATAAAAGTTACTGGGAATCACAAATTTTTAACTACCAACGGATGGATTAGAGCCGATCAATTAACAGAAAATGATGAGATAATTTCATATGAATAAAGTAGAAAAACTTGTTTTAAAATATAACACAATTTTATCAACTAAAAATACTAATCTAAGATTGGTTTCATATTCAAATGGGGTAATAATATTTAATAATGGTAGAGAAATTTCTGACCAAAAACAAATAGTGAACTTTAAGAATAGATTAAAATCCAACAGAAATTGGCCGCTTGATGATATTTATAGTAGTGATATAAATCGTGCCACAGAAATTGAAAATAATTTATTAAAAGAAATTCAATCTCAAGGAGGCAAAACAGTTCAGTCATTATACGGTGATAAAATCAGATTAAATTTAAATACTGGTATTCCATGGAATACTGGCACAAAAGGTGTAAAAAATGGAACCCCTTGGACCGAAGAAAATAAAAGAAAATTGAGTGAATCAAGAAAAGGTGAAAATAATCCAATGTATGGTAGAAAATATACTGAAGAAGAGAAATTAAAACAATCTGAAAATATGAAATTGGCAATAAAATCTGGTAAATTTACCCCAAAGTCTAATAATAGATTATCCAGAAAAGATTCCATATATAATGGTATTAATTTCAGATCATCTTGGGAAGCAATATTTTATTCATTAAACCAGTCATATGAATATGAGAAATTGAGAATTAAATATTTTAGTTCCAAAAAGAATAAATATAGAATTTATATTGTTGATTTTATTTCACATATTAATAAAATTGTAGTTGAGATAAAACCAAAAAAATCATTCAAAAGTGAAGAAATTGATAAAATCAAGGCATTATCAGTCTGGTGTAAGGAAAATGGGTATAAATTAAAAATATACACTGATAATAAAATAAAAAGTATGGCAAAATTAGTAACAGATTTACACAATTTTGATAAAGTAACTCAATCTAATATATTAAAGCTAATAAAATGAAACTAATCAATAAAATTGAAGTTCAAAAAGAATATACTACATACAATTTACACATTAAAACTGACCACAATTATATTGTTGAAAATGCGGTGGTTTCCAATTGTCATCAGACAAAAGCGAATGTGATTCGTCTGATTATGGAAAAATTTGTGAATGCGAAATACAGATTAGGTTTTACTGGTAGTTTAGATGCGATTCAGGCGAACATAAAAACAATTACTGGACTTTTTGGACCAGTAAATAATATAATCACATCTAGAGAACTGATTGAACGTAAAGAGGCTACTCCATTACTGATTAAATGCTTAGTATTAAAATATGATGAGGACACCAGAAAAGCTAACAAGAAACTTAAGTACATTGATGAGGTTAAATATTTAATTTCTAATCATAAAAGAAACGTATTCATTAAGAACTTAGCGTTAGCTCAGAAGCAGAATACAATTGTATTAAGTAATTATGTTGAAAAGCACGGAAGAATCCTATTTGATCTCATTAATAATTCCAAACTGAAAGGAGATCGAAATGTATATTGGATTCATGGTAAAGTGGAATCAGAGGAACGTGAAAGGATACGGAACATACTGGAAACGGAAACTGGATCAATAATCGTAGCTACCACAAGTATCATGTCCACAGGAATCTCGATTCGGAACCTTCACAGTATAATATTAACAACACCCGGAAAAAGTACCATTAAGATCATACAGACTTGTGGGCGGTTACTGCGCTTAAACGACAATAAAGTTCAGGCGGTTCTATTTGATTTGGTTGATGACATGAGGATTAAGAACCATAATAACTTCATGATCGAACATTATGTGGAACGGGTATCAGTCTATAATGAACAACAGTTTGATTACAAACTTATTAATGTTCCATTTGATCAATAAACAGATGTTTCTAAGAATGAATCAATTGTAATTGGCGGGCCGAAGGACCGACGATGGAAAGTGGAAGAGTGAGCGTTAGCGAGGGATGACACTTTTCTTTTACTACGACTGATTAAGTTTCCTTTCATGTTAAATTAATATTCATATCACGCTTATTGATCTGAATCCAGTCTCAAAAGAAATGTAGTAGAACCCATTAAATCTCCATTAACACGTAATAAATTTAATGGTTCTAATGAACATAGTACCCCTTATATCCACATAACTGGTGAGCTTAATCTCTTCTTTAGAATTAAAGTTGAACTTTATCTGATGAAGTGGAATCTTATCGAATTGAATAATATTGATTCCAGTAATTAACTTTACCACGCGATCTTAATGTTATTATGTGGATTACGTGAGTTTTGTCTCTTTCTATGTGAATAATAACACTTGATTTCAGTAATGAATCTTATCACGCGATTTTGATTTGATGTAATTACACTTTTATTGATTCACGTTTTTTGGACATTACTTTTTACCCCCCCCCTTGAAGGTTTTTAAGGGAAAACTGCAACAGGCTAGGAACCTATAAGGCTTGGGTCACTGCTACAAAAACCACGATAGACGTAATAGTGGGTATCTTATTATATAAAATAACCTACCCACCGAGAAAATAACCTCCTAGTTCGCCCCATTTAGAACCAGTGTCAAACTGCTACCCTAACCTCATTGTGTTAGGTTGTTCTAAACTTCTTTTACCGCTGGGTCTTACTTCAGCTTAGGGTTGCTAATGTCCTTTTCAAAAATAGGATAGAGGGTTTCCTATATTGCCCGACGTTTTTCGCCTGCTAGAGACGCTGGGAGACGTTCTGTGTATCAAAACACTGTATTTTTTAAGACCTTTTACCAGAAGAAGTCAAGTGGTATCCGTTCTCTAAAAAGGTTGTTCTACCTAATGATCCGCGATGAACCTACGAGAGCTTAATCTGAATTCTATCCCTATTAAATTTTACCGTACTATTATAACACAATTTTTAACAGTTGTCAACAAGTTTTTAACAATTCTTATACTAATTAGACATCCTGAGAATTAGAAAGTTCCAAATTTTTATTCATTTCTGCAATCATTTTTTCTCGATTTATTAATGCCTGTGTTTTATTTTTATTAGGAAGTTTCTCTAGTAATGTTTTTCTGGCTAGAGCATGTAATTCTGCTCTTAGATCATCTGCTAAATGGTGATCATTTTGATGAGCATATAGTATTAATAATACTTTCAGATCTTCCAATATTTGGACAAGTTCATCTTTAGGAACATTCATATTATAATCTTTTTTGACAAATGCAACTGCCTTATTAATTACTTCTTTTATAGTTCCCATTGTATATGGGGAATATATTGTAACTTTTCTTGGAATTTTGTAAAAAATCTTTTTAGGTATTTTTTCTGGTTTTGGACCTCTATTCACAACACGTCTTTTAGATTTTCTCATATTTCACCCATAATTCGTTCAATAATACTTAGACAAGTTATATTCAAGAAAGTTCCACAAAAGTTTCAACATTTATAAAATTCTATTAACTTTTTGTTTTTTCACTCGTAAATCTGCTAATGTTGAAATTCCAGGATGTTTTTCATCTCTTAATTGATTTAGTATTGCCAAAGATGTATTTGGATGTGTTGTTAATGTTTTGAGTACCTTAAGATGTTCTGGGTTTGTTTTATCTAATTTATCATGAATGTATTGGATCGTTGGTGATTCAGTATTTTTATTTTTAAGTATGGTGTGATAGTTTTCTAGATGATTGTTTTTGTGATCTTCATCTTCTGGTTCTGGGTGATTATCGGCTTCTACTGCTATATTATGTAATAGATGTCTATCTTGTGTGTTTTTTGCGATACCATTAAGAAGTTCTTTTTTAGTATATAGATCATTATCATAATCACCATTTTCAATATGTTGAATCATTTCATCGTGTTTTCCAGCATCAGTTTTTTTGTGTTTCGCCACTGCTAATATTTTATCTAGATGATCAGACCAAGATATTGGACCATAACGGGTATGTTGACGGTGATTATAATCATAGATATCAGATAATACTTCATGATCAATATTTGGATGTTCTAATATTCTATCAGCATATCCTTCTGGATCATCATCATGGATTCTTTTTAATAGATGAGAAGATGTTTTTGGGTTATTGAGTAAATTATCATAGATATCTTCTATATGTTGAGATACATCATGATTATCTAATATATCTTCTAATGTATCTGGATCAACTTTTGGGTGTGTTGCAATTTTGGAAATTAGTTCTGAATGGAAATCTTCGTCACCAACTCCAGGATTCCAACCATATTGTTGTTTATCATCATTATTATCTAAAATATATTTTAGAGTTTTGGGTGATACATTTGGATGATTTAATATATGCATATAATGACCATGAATATGTTCTGGATCTTTTACATAATCATCAGCATATTGATCTTTTAAATGTGTAACATGTTGTGCATATTGGTGCATTTGTTCTGGCGAATAGTCTTTCATATCTTCCACAGAAGCAAATGTAGAAACTCCATCATCATTATATAATTTATCGTTTTTGAAATAAATTTTATCTGGATGTGTTGGCCATTGTTTGTGAGCAAATTCTTTTGCTGCATTATCAAATAATGGATATTGATTTCCTTCAGAATATCCACCGGGTTTGGGTGCAGAATATGACCTTCTTTCTGGTCTAAAAATATGTGATCTATCTGGTGATTCAAATTTCTTAAATAAGACTCTAGCAATAGCTTCGTTTTTATTCAATTCTGTTGCTGGTTTAGCAACACCTTTTTTAGTCAGATATGCAATTAAAGTGCCATTATCAAGATCTCCTGCTACTTTATGATGATATTCACCAGAATTAGGATGTGTTTCGTCTCCTGGTAAAGTCATACATGATCTCCAATGTCTACCAGAAGACATGCCTGCTACATGATAAGGGTGTCTAGAAATAACCATTTCATGAGTATCGGGTGATACTTGATCGGCATTTTTAGCAATTACTCTAGGATCAGATGCGTGGAGATTTGGATCTACTTTTAATTTCCCTAAAATTTTTGCAATTTTAGTTTGTCTACCATATTTATCTACAGCAATACCATTAACATAATCATGAATTTGATAACCATGTGGTTCGATATGACCTCTAATTTCATTTTCTCTACTTCTATCAACATCCCCTAATGGTAATGCAATAGTATCATTATCAATTTTTCTTCCACCTTCTGGAATATTATTAAATAGATCGTTATGAATACGCATAGACCATGGAGAAGATCTATTATCAACCCATTTTCGTTGTCTTTTTGATAATGTTTCTGATAATAGTTGTCTAAAACTTTTCATTTAAACTCCCTCTGAATCTAAATAATCCAAAACATCATCATTTGCATTTGGATTTTCTCTAATTGAATTCTGATATAATGTAGGATTCGTTTTTGCTATTTGCAATAAATTCTGTACTGATGCGTGTTTATGTCTAGCAATACGATCTAATATTTTTCTTTGTTCTGATTCTTTTTTACCTTTATATTTATTTATAAGATAGCCAAAAGTTTTTTCTGTTGTTCTTGGATGAAAGGCAACTCGTTCATGGATAGCAAAATCATCTGGGAAATGTTTTGTAGTAATATCATGAATAGTTGAATCATGAATATTATAATTCAATAACATTCTCTTTACATGATGTAGATTATTGGATAGCATTTCATGTAATACATTTGGATGAGTATGTTTAGAATCAATAACGGAGCGTTTTACGTTTTCATCATGATCTAATGATAATCGTTTAGATATTTCTGGTGTAACATTTTTATGAGTAGCAACTGCCATTCGAATGTCTGGATTTGAATTTTTAGAATGCCCTAACAATTCTTCTGGAGAAGCTTCTGGTGGAATTATATCTAATGGAATTGGATCATGTTCCACAACTTCTCCATGCCAAATATGATTATTTCCATCACGCTCTGGTGTTTTAGATAATCTGATACTTAAGCCTCTTTTAAGTAAAAATTCTTTTTCAGCTTTATCTCCCATTATATGAGTTCCAAAACTTGATGCACCATCCATATAAATATCATGTTTTGAACCTTTCGGTATTTTAATCCTAATAATATGTCCTTCTTCATTTTCTCCAGAATTAGAAAACCCCAATGCCTTTCCTGACCAAATACTTGTTGATGTATATGCTGGAAAATGTAAAATGGTATGTTTATCAGAATCTTCTTTTTTATGACCAGAAAATTCATCTGAATGTTCTTCTGCTTTAAATAAATGCGACGGATTCCATTTTATACCAGTATACACATCAAAATCTTCTGGGGCAGGTTTAACTTTATTGTGCATTTCATCAATATTATTAACAAGTGTTTTTGTTCCTTCTGATAATTGTGAATGATTAATATTACAAGTATGAAGACGATGTAAGGTATCATTTATTCCATACGATCCCAAAGAATACCTTTGTGACATCTTTTTGGCATGGTCATTGTTATGGGCATCATAATAATCATGTAATCTTTGATGTAATCCTTTAACTTTTTTGGTTAATTTAGATAATTCAGATTTATCAGTGGGTTCATAAAAGGTTTCTGTAATACCAGATTGTTTTGGGTCAATAATATTTCTTTCCTTTTTATCCTTATGGTATATCTTTTCTATACCAATATTAGAATGATGAATAATAAATCTACCTTTTGAATCTTTTTCAATCGGCGGATTCTTTATGAATTGCTTAAATGATTTCATTCTTGTGACCGTCTAAAATGTTTTGTGGATGCCAATCTCCATTAATTTCTTCGCCACCAGAATGATATTGAACTCTTACTGGTATATGTTTCCATCCCAATGCATGTGCTGCCATGATTCTATGATTTCCTTCATTAACCCATGGTTTACCTTCGTGATCTACTTGTATAAAAGGATATTGCTCAGACCCAGATTCATTCTTAGGTAATGATTTAGATTTACCCATTTCAGATTTTAACCATTCCAATGATTCTGGTCTAACATTATTTTGTTCGCCTCTTCTACCAGGAACTTTAATTAACTTTTCAATAGGTATATTTACAGGATGTGAAAAATATCCAGTCACAGATCCGAGTGTTGGAACACCATAACTATCTTTTCCTTTTGATATAATTCTATTCTGTTCATGTTTCAACCATTCTCCCCCAGGATTATCAGAATTGAATTCTGGTTCTGATTCAATTATATACTCTTTAAACGATTTCATTCTGTTTTTGTTCCCATTATTACAGATTTTCTACATAAATTATGTAATTGCTTCATTCTATTATGATTTTTTTCAAATTCTGATTGATGATTATTAAAAGCTTCCATATCACCATTATCATGAGCATTCGATGCAGCTTTATATAAATCTTTTTCTTTTTGTATTCTAGTTACATATTCTTTTTCAAAATCATTTAATGGTTTGTTCTCTAATTCCACTTGCCTTGCTTCACGTTCTTTATTTGCTTTATCACTTTTATATTTGGCATATGAATCTTTTGCTGCTCTATTTTCTGGTCCATTATTCCATTTGTCTTTAAATGGGTGTGAAGAAATTAAATTTCCTTCATCATCATGTGCATCCCATGACATTCCTTTCTCATTAAATCTAACATTTTTATCTTCTTTTAAGAAATCTTTGAATCTAAACATTTTCTACCCTAAAATAAAGTATTTATAAATATTCATATATCCACATAGGAGATATGATATGAACCAATATGACCTTCCTGTTAAAATTATCCGCCTAAAAACCTCAGAAGATCTAGTCGCTTTCGTGGAAGAATCCAATTCCTATACAACTATTTATTCCCCGATGTGTTTCAATACGGACTGGGATACTGAATCTGAATCTAATTCATTATACATTAATCATTATCTCCCAATTAATATGATTGAAGAAAATGTAATAACAATTTCTAATGACAATATCCTATTTATCGTTGATGCCAAAGAAGAATTTGCTGAATATTACATCTCAATAATTACTGATGTAGAAGAATCTAATGAAATGAACTCTAAATGTACTAATGTAGTAAATACTAAATTACATTAATCTTAAGAGTTTGTATTCAGTATTTATTTCTTTTTATCATCAAAAGGGCACGTACTCATTATACAGCCCTGGAAACACCGTGTCAAGCACTTTATTTCAATATTGCAAATATACCCTTGACAAACTCCAAAAATGTGGTATAATATATCTACCATCATAACTAGGAATAATAACATGAAAAAATCCAAGCCCGTAAGAAATAATTATGTAGATAATAAGGAATTCTCCAAAGCAATGGAAGACTATATAAATGCTTGTAATATGGCAGAAGCACAAAATATGCCAATCCCAAGAGTCTCAGAATATATCGGTGAATGCCTCCTTAAAATCGCAGAAAATACCGCCAAACGCCCAAACTTCTATAACTACCCCTTCAAAGACCAGATGGTAAGCGATGCGGTGATCAATTGCCTTTTATATATAAGAAATTATAGCCCTCAGTATAAAAATGCTTTTTCATACTTCACAACATATACCTTTAGAGCCTTCCTTAGAAGAATTGCCGCCGAAAAGAAATACTTCTATTCAAAATGCAAGTTGTTTATGGATGTTGCACCAAATATTACTGATGAAGAAATCGAAAATTTAGAAATGACGACTGAACAATATAACGTATTATACGACAATTTAAATGACTTCGTAAATGAATTTGAAGAAAAAGAAAAGGAGAAAAAGAAAATCAAGAAAGCGAAAAATCTAGAATTATTTATAGAGTAAAATATGCCAAGAAAATATACTATGGAGGAAGTTAATGATAAACTAGCAGGAATGGCTAGTACAATTAGAGTGTTGTGTAATTATATTAACACTTCGACCAGAGCTTTGTTTAAATGCTTGACATGTGGTTATGAATGGAATAAACTACCAAATGATGCTTTACAAGGTTCTGGTTGCCCAAAATGTTCTGGGAAATTACCAATACCAAAAGAAGATATATTACAAATATTAAAAGAAAAATCAATTGAATTAACAGGCAATTATGTTAATACTCAGGTGCCAACAGATTTCAAATGTCTTATATGTGATTATGAATGGACAACAACACCTTCTAGCATTATCCATCATGATACAGGATGTTCGAAGTGTTCTGGTACTTTAAAATTAACTAAAATTGATATAAATCAAAAACTTATAGATTCAAACAGAACGGTTAGGATGGTGGGTGAATATAGTGGTGGTAATAAAATACATTCACAATTTGGATGTTTAGTATGTGGTCACGAATGGCCAGCCAGACCCAATGATATTTTATCAGGTAAAGGTTGTCCAGAATGTGACCACAGGAAAAAATTCTTAACAGAAGAACAACGTATTGAAAGGAAAAATTATATTCTAAAAGTATTAGAAGAAACTAAACGCAATATTATTATGTTGGGTGAATACATTAACAATGCAACTGGAACACTGTTCAAATGTCTAGTATGTGGTCATGAGTGGCCAGCCAGACCGAATAATATTTTAACAGGATATGGTTGCCCAGAATGCAACAACAGAAGAAAAAAGTTGTCAGAAGAAGAACAACAACAGAAAAAGGAAGAGTTTAATCTAAAAATCGTACATAGAAACATGGCGTTAATTGGAGAATACATTTCAGCACACACAAAAACTTTATTTAAATGTTTAGTCTGTGATTGGGAATGGGATTCCAAACCAAACGCAATATCTAATGGAAATGGTTGTCCGTGTTGTGCTAATCAATTAGATTTATCAAAAGAGATTGTAAATCAAAGACTTGAAGATGCTAACAGAACAGTTAGGTTAGTTGGAGAATATATAAAAACACAGGAAAAATCATTATTCGAATGTTTGGTGTGTGGGTATCAATGGCCAGCAAAACCTGGGAATGTACTTTATAATAATTCTGGTTGTCCATGTTGTTCAACTGGAGGATTCGATATAAATAAGCCAGGAATCTTATATTACATTAAGATTAGATACGAAGATCAAGAGTATTATAAAATTGGAATAACTAATAAATCTGTTCAAGAAAGGTTTACTAAATCAGAATTAGAAATGATTGAAGTTATATCAGAGACTATATTTGAAAATGGATTTGAAGCATATCAAAAGGAACAAGAAATTTTAAAAATATTTGGAGATTATAGATATGCTGGGGTTCAATTATTGAAATCTGGTAACACAGAAATCTTTTCTATAGACATTAGAGAAATGTATGAAAATAGTAATTTTAGGTGATCTTCATTTTGGAATTCAGAATGGTGCCAAGCATTTTAATTATTGGTTTGAGAAATTTCTGAATGATACATTTTTCCCATATTTAGTTACCAATAATATCAAATATGTTGTACAGGTTGGTGATGCATTTCATCATAGAAAGCAGACATCGCATCATGCGCTATATGAATGTAAGAGATATTTTTTTGATAGACTACAGGAATTAGGTGTTATATATTATGGATTGATTGGTAATCATGATACTGTACATAAGAATGAAATCAAGACTAATTCACCTAAGATATTATTGAGGGAATACAAGTTCAATATTATTGACGAACCGATGGAGATTGATATCGAAGGAATAAAGTTATGTATGTTACCGTGGATATGTAAAGATAATTCTGAAGATACGATTAAGTTAATTTCCACAACAACATCTGATATATGTTTTGGTCATTTTGAGATATCTGGATTTTCAATGTATCGAGGAATTAAGAATAAAGAAGGATTACAAGTATCATTGTTTGATAAGTTCGAATATGTATTTTCTGGACATTTCCATTATCGGTCACAATCCAATAATATATATTATGTTGGGACACCATGGCAATTAACATGGAATGATTTTGGAGAAGTAAAGGGATTTCATACATTTGATTTATCATCAAGGAAACTTGAGTTTGTCGAAAACCCATATAAGATGTTCCACAAGATCTATTATGGTGAAGAATATGATATCTCCAATATCAAGAATTCATATGTTAGGATATTAGTTAAAGAACGAGATTCTGAATTTGAGTCTTATATAACTAAAATATCAGATATGAGTCCAGTTGATTATATTATTGAAGATCAGATGGATTATATTGAACAGGAAGTTGATATAAATGATGATACCCCGACTATAATTAAATCATATATAGATTCATCACATATGAAAAAATTGAATGTTGACACCATGAAATCTATGATGATGAATCTATATGAAGAAGCACTAGCGGTTGAGAAATGATTATTATTAAAAAGATCAAAGTAAAGAATTTCTTCTCTGTTGGCAATTCCCCAATAGAAATTGAATATGACAAATTCAATAAAACGTGCGTTGTTGGAATAAATGGTTCTTCTAAAAGTTCAGTAATTATTGATTCATTAATCTATGCTTTATACGGAAAACCATATAGAAAAGCCAATATTCCAACTATCATCAATTCTGTTAATAAGTCAAAATTAGAGGTTGAGTTATTATTTAGTGTTGATGGAAAGGAATATAAAATTATAAGAGGTCAAAAGCCCACTAGATTTGAAATCTACTGTAATGGAGAATTATTAAACCAAGATGCTTCTAATAAAGATTATCAACAATATCTAGAAAACAATATTCTCCGAGTCAGTTATAAATCATTTACAAATGTTGTTATTCTTGGTTCGGCCAGATATAAACCATTCATGCAAATGCCTGCAGCAGATCGTAGAGAAATTATTGAAGATTTGCTCGATATCCAAGTTTTTTCAGTTATGAATGAATTGGCCAAAAGTAAATTATCAACACTAAAAATTAATCTGTCCGAATTGGATTATTCAACATCACTACTAAAGGAAAAAATAATCCTTCAAAAGAAACATATTAAAGAACAAAATAAATCAATAAAAACTCAACTAAATGAGAGTCAATCTCAAATAGACAAATATAATGAAGAAAATGCGAAACTGGAGAAAGATATATTTTTGATTCAGAAACATGTAGATGTTCTTAATAATAAGATTTCTGACAGAACGAAATTGCAGAGTAAAGAACAAAAATTGATATCCATGGAAAGTAAGATGGAATCAGCATTAAAGAAATTGAAAAAGGACATGGACTTTTATAAAACAAATGATACCTGTCCAACATGTTATCAAGGCATTGATCAGGAATTTAAAGAAACTCGACTAGAGAAAGCTGAACTTAAGCAAAATGAATTTGCAGATGGGTTTGTCAAATTGGAAGAATCCATTGCAGATATTAAAAATAAATTAGAAGTGATGGATACAATTTATAATGATGTAATTAAACACCAAAATGAAATAATTAGGTTAAATTCGGTCTTGACAACCAACAAGAACCATGTTATAATGATCCAAAATTCAATGGCAAATGTGAAAGAAAATTCTACATCTGTGGGCAATTTACAACAACTTGATGATGAATTAGAGGATTTAACAGGTCAAATAAATAGGTTAAATGAAGAAAAGGAATATCTTGATACTGCCTTGACTTATCTGAAAGATTCTGGTATAAAGGCAAAAATTATAAAAAAGTATGTTCCACTCTTGAATGCAACGATAAATAAGTATTTACAGAAGTTAAAATTATACTTTACGTTTCAGATTGACGAGAATTTTAAGGAGAAATTAAAAGCCAGACATCGAGATGAATTCTCATATGAAAATATGAGTGAAGGTGAAAAATTAAGATTAGATTTAGCAATATTATTTTCATTTCGAGAAATATCGAAAATCAAGAATTCTGTAAATTGTAATATATTGATTATGGATGAAATTATGGATTCAAGTTTAGATGATATGGGACAGGTTGAATTGATTGATATATTATCCGAATTTATTAATCAGAACATTTTCATTATATCTCATAAAACAGATAACATATTAGATTCATTTGAAAGAGTCTTGGAATTTGAAAAGAAAGGTAATTTTGCTAAACTATGTGAAGTTGTATTATAAATTCATTGGAGATTTTAATGGCCACCGAAGATAAAATGTCAGTTGAAGAATTAGATAATAAATTTGATTATTTTGATAATATATCTGATCAACATTTGTTCAAAACAATTTGGTCGGTATATGAGGTTGAAGACATTAATGATTTGGCGTTTACTGGAACCGACTTAATTTTAAGATATTCCCATCATTGGGGGGAAGAAACTTTGACAAGGGCTTTGCCATCATACCCAACATGGTTAGATATGTGGAAGGCTGCGAATTCATTAATTAACGAATCGGGTGATGATCACCATATTTTTATAGAAGATTTTGTTTTAGATCCAGAAACAAAATTAATAGAATTATATACTGGATCATAATTAAACGAGGTCGCGCATTATGAAATTTGTTAAGTTATGTAAAATGTTGTGGAACACCGATGATTGGGAAATTGAAAATTATCACACATTATTGGTTTATAACCATAAATCTGGGTATCACACATATGTTGGGTATTGTTATTTTAAGGATGGGAGTTGTTATGAACCCCCAATGATTTTGGATACAGTTATAGAATTGTTATTTTGTAGATTACAAAACAAACTTGAGAATAGGATGGTAGCATGAAAATTTATTTTGGTAGAGTTCCAGAAGGTTATTCAACAAGAAATATGGATGAATTCTTTAAAGATGTTCTTGTTAAGGCCAATTATAGTTATGACGAGGCCGTTAAAAGTGTATTTGAATTGTATGATAAAGTTGAAATTGATATTAAAAGAATTAATAGTGAAATCGTATTTTGGACTTGTAATCCAATGATTCTACAATATCTAGACGAAGAACATAGGAATCTTGTTTATTTCATTGATCAAGATAATAACGAGATTCATTTCATGTCCGATCCAATTTGTCAGGAAAAATACGAGTGGATGGATGTTGGTGAAGCATTAATAGATGATTCGAGGGTTCTGAACTAATGGAAGAAAAATTAATATTTGATACAGAAAGTAAAAAGTTAAAGATTACACAAGAATATGAAATTCTTAAATTGGTTCCAGAAACAGATCCAATCTTAAGTAAAGTAATGCCTAAATACGTGTTTGGGGATGCAGTTAAAACTGATAAGTTACTTGGAGATTTAATTACAACATGTAAACATTATAATGGATTTGGTTTAGCTGCAAATCAGTGCGGAATCGAAACATCTATTATTGTTGTGGGATTTGCGGAAAATTATTGGTGTTTAATTAATCCAGAAATTGTTTACCAATCAACGGAAACTTCCATGAATATGGAGGGATGTTTAAGTTTTCCTGGTCTAGTATTATCGGTTGACCGACCCAAAGAAATTATTGTCAAATATCAAAATTCATTAGGAGAAGAAAAGAAAGAAACCTATGTTGGATTAACAGCAAGAATTATTCAACATGAAATTAATCATTTAAATGGAATAACCTTTATAGATAAAGTTAAACCACTAGCATTAAAAATGGGTTTAAAGAAACGAGATAAGAATTTTAAGAAAGCCGCAAGAGAAATTGTAAATCAAATAAGGTGAAGTTATGAAAAGTGTAGTTGATATTATTAAAACATTAGAATCGGATAATTCCCGATTATTCAAAGAAAAGGTTCTTTCAGATGAAATGAAATTAGATAATGGAGATCTCTTCTATGGTCTAAAATTGGCATTATCAAAGTTTTACACATTCGGTGTAAAACAAGTTCCTGTTAAAGAAGATGAAAATACGTTACATGTGTTAAGTCCAGACGTAACATGGACAAAATTTCTCGATTTATCCAATAAATTAATGACGAGAGAATTATCTGGTAATGCTGCTAAAATAGAAATTCAACGACTAATGATTTATACAGATATGGATATATGGAATTATTGGTATCGAAGAATCTTGACTAAGGATATGAAATGTGGGATCGATGAAAAGACCGTAAACAAGTGTGCAAAAACATTTGGCAAATTTGCAATTCCAACATTTTCGTGTCAGTTAGCAAAGGATTCAAGAGAACACGAAAATAAAATGAAAGGAATCAAATTATGTGACATGAAAATGGATGGCTCTAGAGTTTTATCTATTGTTTATCCAAATGGTATTGTTGAACAATTTTCTAGAAATGGTAAAGCAATTGTCAATTTCCCACATATCAAAACTCAATTTGAAATGGTTGCTCAATCATTAACGGAGCCAACAGTATTTGATGGAGAAATTATGGCTTCATCTTTTCAAGATTTAATGTCACAGTTATATCGAAAAGATAATATCAACACTTCAGATACGAATCTATTTCTATTTGATATGATTCCGCTGAAATTTTTCCAAGAAGGTGTTGATAAAACCAAACAAATTATTAGGTCAGAAAAACTTCATAAGTGGTATTCAGAAGTAGAACCTCAATTATCAAATGTTAAAGTTTTAACTTATAAACTTATCAATCTTGATACAGAAGAAGGTCAAACACAATTTAAAGAACTTAATAGTAAAGCACTTCTGGAAGGAAAAGAAGGTATCATGATTAAAGATCCTAATGCACCATATGAGTGCAAACGATCTGCATCATGGTTGAAGTTGAAACCTTTCATTACTGTTGATTTAGATATTATAGATATTGAAGAAGGAACCGGTAAAAATGAGGGGGCATTAGGTGCATTTATTTGTAAAGGATTTGACGAAGAAGGAAGACTAATTGAAACAAATGTTGGTGGAGGATTTACTGAAAGTCAACGATCAGAAATTTGGGAAGATAAGGAGTCATATATTGGTAAAGTAGTAGAAGTAAAGGGTGATGGAATTACTCAAAATAAAAATGGAACATATTCAGTCAGATTTCCAGTTTTCATGAGATTCAGAGACGATAAGTGAGGTTATAATGAAAAATTTTTGGTGGAAACAACCCAAATATAAAAGGTTTGAAGACAAAATTCATTTTAGATTTTTATTCAATAAGTCTAGAATGAACTATATTGGATTAATACCTGAATATATTCCGGGTTATATTGGAGATCCAAACTTAGCATTTGGGTTGTTTGAACGTTGGGTAAATAGAAGTAGAAAGGCTAAGAAAATATATTGGTTGTCTCACAAAGAATGTATTAGATAATATAGGATTAAAATTATGCAGTGGAATAAAACAGATTGTATTAATGAATTTAAAAAGATAGTTTCGGAATATCCTGATAAATCTATTACCAGAGATTTCTTTAGAAAAGTATCAGAATTGCCAGAATCAATTTATCAACGATTCTTTGGCACATTTTCTGAATTTAAAGTTCAATCTGGATTTGATTTAACTTCACATCAGGATAAATATCTATCTAATACCGCTAAACATGCATCAGTAGATATTCTTAAAAATTTGAATAAAGAGAAATCTCAATATGAAGGTAAATATGAACGACCATGTTATAATCGATATCAGACTATTGTAACAATTACCGATACCCATGATATCAATTTCGATCTTTTTACTAGACGTGTTTACCTGGATACCCTAAAACGTGTCCAACCAGAAACTATCGTTTTTGGGGGAGATCATTTCGACCTCCCCGAATTTTCAAAATATTTTAATGACCCAAGATCTTATAACCTAATTGAACGGGTAAATAATGTTCACCAATTCTTAAAGGAAATTCGTGAAATTTTACCAGATGCAGAATTTAATTGGATCAGTGGTAATCATTGCCATAGAATATTAAAACATCTTGCTCATTCATCACCCAATATGATTTCTTTACTAAATGATCTACACAAATTCACAGTTTCATCATTACTAGGATTAGATCAATTTGAAATCAATTATATCTCAAGGGATGATCTTTGCGTATTCAATGAATCAGATTTCAAATCCGAAATGAAGAAGAATTACCTCGTTAAATTTGATTCTGTGCTATTTCATCATTATCCAGAAGGAAAGAAATATGGACTGCCAGGAGTAAATGGACATCACCATTCCCATAAATCTGAACACCTATATAATTATACTTATGGACCATATGAATGGCACCAACTTGGTGCAGGACATGTCCGTAGAGCATCTTTTACTGATGGTTCAAAATGGACTAATGGATTTATGATTTCTCACCATGATATTCAGAATAAACGAACAGTATTCGAATATGTTGATACAACACAAAATTTTGCTATCGTCGGTGGCAAATTTTATGAAAGAACAGAATCTGAATTAATACAGGAGTAATTTATGCAAAAACAACCAATCTCAACTAAACAAGCTTTCACTGTAATTGCAGATTCAGTTAAAAATGATACTGATTATGGTCACGCTTGGCACCGAAATATCGTAGAATCAGTCCTAGAAATCGAAGAAAATTATGATCTGGCTAACCAAATCGCAGAATCATTTATGCAACGTGTATTTGATGTGAATACCGATTTCTCAGAATACTTCAAAAACCGAGTGAAAAACTAATGAATATATATTTGGCTGGCCCACTATTTTCAATCGCCCAAAAACGATTTAATAAGAAACTGAAAAAACATCTTCTTAAAATTGACCCAACCCTGGAAATTAATCTACCACAAGATTATGTCGATGACGATATGTATAAGATATATCTCAACTGTATCAACTCCATTCTAGATGCAGATGTAATTATTGCAATCTTAGATGGATCTGATGCAGACTCCGGTACAGCCATGGAAGTTGGTTACGCTAGAGGTAATAATAAAAATATTATTGGAGTAAGAACAGATGTAAGACAACTTGAACAAAATGGCACAAATCTTATGCTATATAATGCCTGTGATAAATATATCGTGTCCACAGTAGATGTCCAAGTCGTCGCCAAGAAAATTTATGCTGCCATACAAGAAGATTATGCCTGGAAGGGTGATAAACCTAATTTATCCTAATGATATATACGATTTATAAAGCAACAAATTTGGTTAATGGTAAGGTTTATATTGGATTTGATTCAAATTGGCCGAATAGAATTAAAGAACACAAGAAGGATCATAAAAGAAAGGATAAACAGTGTAGATTTTATTCGGCCATTAAAAAATACGGATTTGATAATTTTTCGTGGGATGTGTTATATCAATCAAAAGACCAATGTTATACGTTAACTGAAATGGAAAATTACTTTATCAGTGAATATAGAAGTTATATCGGATTTGATGATTGCAATGGATATAACATGACTTTGGGTGGTGGAGGAACAATAGGAAAATCTCATACTCAAGAATGGAAAGAAAATCATTCATTAATAATGACAGGGAGGAAATTTACCACAGAACACAAACAAAATATATCATCATCATTAAAAGGAAGAACATTTTCAGATGAAACCAAACAAAAAATAAAAATAGCAAATTCTGGTATAAATAATTGGCAAACGAAAAAATTAGGATCATTACATCCAAAATCTAAAAAGTATATTGGAATATCTCCTAATAATGAAATTATAATTATTCATGGTATGAGAGATTTCTGTAGAAAAAATAATTTGAATCAAGGTGTTGCAATTCAATCTGTCAAAAAATCTTCTACCCATAAAGGATGGAAATTTTATAATTATGACGAAACTTTATTAATAAAACTAACCGAGGAACTATATGAAAATTGAAGTATCTGTTGCCGAACTTAGAAAATCTAAAATCTTTATCGCTATGCCAACTTACGGGGGTCAAGTCTATACAATGACAATGAAAAGCCTCCTTGACCAAGTATCATTATTCAATAAGTACGATATCGAATTTACCCATTCATTTCTCATGAATGAATCTCTGATCCAACGTGCCAGAAATTATCTGGCAGACGAATTCTTAAACCGAACGGATTGTACCCATCTGATGTTTATTGATTCTGATATCGTTTTTAATCCACAAGACATCCTAGCCATGCTCGCTCTTGATAAAGAAATAGTTGGTGGAGGCTATTCGAAGAAGTCAATAAATTGGGATCGGATCAAAAAAGCCACAGAAAAAAATCCGACTCTCCCAACTTCTGAATATGAAAAAATTGCTGGTGATATCGTTTTTAATCCGGTTGCTGGTATGGAAAAATTTTCAGTTTCAGAACCAATCGAAGTTATGGAAGTTGGTACCGGTTTTATGCTTGTAAAACGTGAAGTATTTGAAAAATATCAAGCGGCCTATCCACAATATATGTATAGGCCGGATCACCAGAGCGAGCACTTCAATTCTAGTAGACAGATTTGTTCCTTTTTTAATGTTTTTATTGATCCAGAATCGAATCGGCTTTTGTCGGAAGATTATATGTGGTGTCAAGAATGTCGGGCCATAGGAATTCAAGTTTGGATGGCACCATTTGTCACACTTAATCATTGTGGATATTACATGTATCAAGGATCGTTACCGGCCATTGCTGCTCATGTTGGGGAAATGTAAAAGGAAATGGACTGGTTATAATCTGTAGCCGGTCCAACCTTTATGTTGTGGTTTATTACCATTTAATACATGAATAATACATTGATAATATAGATCATGTTCTTTACAGAAATCTTTTAGTTGGAATACAGTATGTTCAGTTTTATCTGGATCAATAAGGATTGCTAGTGGTTTTGGTATCAATTTACATTTATAATTTCTATGATTGGATCTTTTTCCTGAAGCAACTTCTGACATACCACTAATATTCAAATCGTTTTCCTTGCAAAATTTAGATAGATTATTTACAATAAAGGTTTCGCCAGTAGGAGTTGTAATTTCATATTCTTTTGTTCTACCAGGAACATTTGTTCTATGATGATTTTCACCAGTTTTATTTTTCAATTTTGTTTTAAATTCTTCGGAGTGTGATTTATTTTTAAACCCAGATTCTTTGCCGAACATTGGATTTCCTTCACCGACCATAGTTGTTCGTTGGATTTCGGCTTTTTTATCTAGGAAATCTCTACCTTCTTCAGAAGAATAATATTCTGTCATGAATTTGGAGGCGCGTTCACGGGATTCGTCAGTTTTAGCATAACTATAATTAGTTAGAAATTTTTTAGCAGTTTTATAAGTTCTTGAGTTTACTGTATTATTCATTAATTTTGCAATTGCGGAGGTAAGACGGAAGCCATAATTTTTATCTATTATCATTTTTGGTAATAGCATATGAACAATGAAGTGTTGTCGTAATGATAATTTTACAATATTTTCTGGGTCATTTGGATTATCGTCAACAAATCCTGGTGGACCTTTGCGAGTACGGTTTATAAATAAACAATCAGGGACGATGTGGTGATTTTCGGTTTTATCTGATAAATCAGGATTGTTTATAATATTGATGTACCATTTAGTATATTTGTTTGGGTGTGAAATTTCTTGGATGATTTTAATAAATTTATTCATGGTGTTGACAACTTAAAGATGATGTGATATAATATTTAGCAACAGTAGAATTATGCCCCTGTAGTGTAACGGATGCACATGAGATTTCTACTCTCATAGTCCGGGTTCAATTCCTGGTGGGGGTGCAAAATATGCCCCGATAGCTCAGTTGGTTAGAGCAGCCGACTCATAATCGGCAGGTCGGGAGTTCAAATCTCTCTCGGGGCACCAAAATGGGTGAATATAAACCAAAATAGTATGGTGAAGTAAATGAGTAGAGAAAATGAAATAAATATTGAAGAATTATATGAAGAATTGAAATATTGTTCCTTACTTAAGGTTAGAATTATAAATTATAGTATATACAATACTGCTTCCTTACACGATTATGTGGAAAATGTTTTATCAGAAGACCGAGTTTGGTTTAATTATGATGATAATGGTAATGAAAATGTGGATTGTTTATTAACTAAGGAAGAATATGAAAAGCTTCCAACATATTATTCGGGATTATATACTCATATAATTGATTATGAAAATCTTAAATTTTATAAGTGGCCATTGAAATATTATTATAATTAGGAGAAGTAAATGAGTAGAGAAAAGTATCCACATTATTATAAGCATTGTCCATATGAATATATTGATGTATATCGAGTATTAGATTTATTTGGAGTATCTGATCAAGCGATTGGTCATGCAATTAAGAAGTTATTGGTTGCTGGTGGGAGAGGACATAAGGATATTGAAAAGGATATTAAGGAAGCGATTGTTACATTAGAAAGACGAGTTGAAATGTGGGAAGAGAATAAACCCACAGAAACATTATGGAGTAAATGTACAGTAGATGATATTTATGCAAAAGCAGATTGGGGCGAAGGTGTTGATTTCACCGAAGATAAACAAGGATATTTTAATTTTAATTTTAATAAACCAACAGATTCTTTAGGACCATTACCAAAAGTGGTTGAAAAAGTTCCAGAGTTGACAAAAGAAGAGAAACGTGTTATAATGGAACGGTACAAATATTTAGGAGACTTGTATGAAATTAAGTAATGAAACTTTGGCTATTCTCAAGAATTTTGCAACGATTAATCAAGGATTATACTTCACAGAAGGAAATGAATTATCAACAAAATCGTTACAAGGTAATATTTTAGCCGTAGCAAAGATTGAAGAATCGATTCCAGTTAATTTTGGTATTTATGATTTAAACAATCTGTTATCAGTTATTTCCTTATATAAGACTGGAGCAGAATTAGAATTTGACTCCAAACATATTCTGATTAAAGGTTTGGGCGGAAGGTCAACAATTAAGTATCGAATGACAGATCCGAGTATGTTAGTAATTCCTGGTGATAAGCGACCAAAATTACCATCAGTTGATGTTGAGTTAAATTTGACTATTGACGATTTAAACTGGATCATGCGTTCTGCGAATGTATTGAATTCTACACACATTTCTGTTGAATCAGATGGTGAAAATGTTGTGATGAACACGTTTGATGCCAAGAATGATTCTGCACATACAAATTCCGTAAAGATGAATGTTGTGTCTGATAAGAAGTTCAAGTTAGTTTTCAAGACCGAAAATTTGAAGATGATACCTTCTGATTATAACGTTCAAATTTGTGCCAAGGGAATTGCAAAGTTTGAAAATACAAATTTAACATATTGGATCAGCTTGGAGACTAATTCTACCTATGAATAAATATATCAGCACATTTATCTTTGTAATGGTAGTATTTGTTATTGTATATGCTATGTTAATGGTTGGATTTCATATTGGCAGATACAATATTTTATATAATTGTGATCATGCACAAGAGTTTAGAGTTGGGGAAAGTTATTTTATTTGTGAGAGGGTAAAGAAATGAGTAAAACAATTGCGTCAGTATTTGGAACACTTTCAGATGAAGAAATTACAAAGCTAAAGACAGGTATCCGTGAAATGTCGGACCTCATGACCATTATGGATAGTCAAAAGTCCGCTATGAAAGAGACACTTGACTCATTATTTGAAGACATTAAGATTCCCAAGAAGATTCTTAGGAAATTGGCGAAGTCTTATCATCAAAATAATTACTCTGAAGTTGTGCTTGAGAATTCAGAATTCCAAACATTATATGAAGGAGTATTTGATGAAGTTTGATGAAATATCAGGTTATCAAAAAAACATCTATGAAGATGATAAGATGTGTTGTAAATATCTGGTTACAACTGTAGTAGGAGATACAGTTGAAAGAAGGTTGGATAGGAAAGAATTAGTAGAAGATGATTTCATTTATGAAAAAGATGAAGTTATCGATATTCTACAAAGTGTAATTAAGCATAATTTAGATCATGTTAAATGTGACAACGATATCCTTAAATTATCCTTGATGAATAAGTATTCAAAATTAGTCGGTGGAGCAGTTAAACCACGATATGATAATGTGTATTTTCATAAGTCAGGAAATATTGATGCTCCGGTGTTTGTCATGAAACATGATGATAAATATGCAATTTTTATGCATCCACAAATCAAACATTATGGGTTTATTATTGATGAACAATAAAGAGTTTTTATGGGTTGAAAAGTATAGACCAACAACAATTGACGAATGTATTTTGCCAGAAGCACTAAAAAATACGTTCAAAACATATGTTGAGAAAAAGGAAATTCCAAACATAATTCTTCATGGTGGGCCAGGAACAGGGAAGACCACAACATTATTAGCATTGTGTGAAGAAATTGGTTGTGATCACATTTTTATTAATGGAAGTTCTGAAAATGGAATTGATGTGTTCAGAAATAAAATTACTAATTATGCATCTGCGGTATCTTTAAGTGGTGGGAGAAAAGCAGTTATAATCGATGAAAGCGATTATATGAATTCTCAATCTCTACAGCCAGCACTTCGCAGCGGAATTGAGGAATTTAGTCAGACCACATCATTTTTGATGACATGTAATTTTCCTAACAAGATTATTGGACCGATCCATTCTCGGTGTGCAGTATTTGATTTCAAGATTCCGAAAGAAGAAAAACGGGGTCTGATGAATCAGTTTTACAAGAGAGTTTGTTCAATTTTAACGGCTGAAGGAGTTGAATATAACAAGGAAGTTATTGTATCATTAATCACCAAATATTTTCCAGATTACCGAAAGATATTAAATGAGTTGCAACGATATTCGGTTAATGGTAACATTGATGTGGGGATTTTGACTCAGATTGGAAATCTGCAATTAAAGGATTTGATTGATTCCTTAAAGGATAAGAATTATGCCAAGGTTCGAGAATGGGTGAACAATAATTTTGATAATGATATCGAGTCTGTCTATAGGAAGATATATGATGGATTGGTAGAATTTCTAAAACCAACATCAATTCCAACGGCAGTTTTGATTATTGCAAAGTATCAATATCAGTCGAGTTTTGTTGCTGATCCTTCAATTCAATTATTGGCGTTTTTCACTGAAATGATGATTGAGGTTGAATTTAAATAATGGATATATTTAAAGACACGATACCATCATTATTATCCAATAATAATTATAAACTAGAAAGCGAATTAGAAGAAAAGGAGTACAAAGCATTTCTTATTAACAAGGCGTTATCCGCACAAATGGATGTAATATTTTATGTTGATGAAATGAATAGAAATCATCAATTAGATAACAAATTGCAATATGATTTTTATTTTTATTCCATTAAGAAATATAAGCGTCCGTTTCAGAAATGGTTAAAGACGACTGAGATAGAGGATATTGAGATTATAAAGGAATATTATGGGTATTCTAATCAAAAGGCCAAGGAAGTGATTAAACTATTATCAAAAGAAGATTTGCAGTATATTCGAGACAAAGTAGAAAAAGGTGGACAAATATAAACTTATAAATAATAATGTGTGACTTTACACATGTAATTTTTGGAGAACTATAATGACAGATGATTTCATGATTCAGAACGATATTGGTGTAGAAGTGGTTTTAGAAGAAGAGGATGATTTCCTTAAGGTCCGAGAAACATTAGAACGGATCGGAATTGCATCTTTTAAGGACAAGAAGTTTTTTCCTTCTTGTAATATTCTTCATAAGCGCAATAAGTATTATATTTGCCATTACAAATCACTTTTCATTTTAGATAAGAAACCTTCAACAATTTCAGAATCGGATATTCAGCGTAGAAACGCAATTGCTCTATTACTAGAGGATTGGGGATTACTAAAAGTTCTGAACCGAAAAGACTACGAAGAAAATAAGGTTGATGTTTCTCAACTAAGAATTTTAAAATACGGCGACAAAAATAATTGGGAAATTTGTCCTAAATATAATATTGGAAACAAGCGAAAGACGTATAAATAATTATATAGTCCTGAATCATGACTAAAAACTGATTCAACCCTATGCCTTCGGGATAGGAAATAACTTTAACTCGCTTAACAGGAGATAAAACTATGACTACTTTACCACAATTAAAATCAGTCAACACCGTCACATTACCATCACTTTATTCCGATCCATTCCTAGTAGGATTCGATAGGATTTTTGATGAACTGATGAAATTCTCTTCATCAGATAGGAAAAGTGTGGCATATCCACCATATAACATTATTAAAATTGATGAAAATAACTATGAAATTCAAATTGCCGTGGCTGGATTTGAAAAATCTGAATTGGATGTTTCAGTTGAAAATGCTCATTTGACCATCAAAGGGTCAAAAATTAAAGATGATGAAACAACCTATATTCATCAAGGAATTGCTGCCAGAGATTTCATTCGTGAATTTACACTGGCAGAAACCGTAGAAATTGAGGACGTATCACTAAAATCAGGAATGTTGTTTATTAAACTTAAAAACAATATTCCAGAACATAAACTCGCTCGGCAAATTCCAATTAAATAACCTGTGACCAGGGGGGAGTAAAATCCCCCCTTTACTTTTGTGTGTAGATGTGGTATAATGAGCTTCCATTTCAAAGGAGGATTTTATGAAGCCAAAGAAAATTAAGCAACTCTATAAAGTAGTTGAATCGCTTGTAAATAAAGATCAATATTACACAGCAGATAGCTTTCCAACAAAAACAATTGATGGAAAGATTTATATTACTGTGAAAAAGAACCCAGGAGACAGACAGACATTTTGGATGTTAAAAGAAAATATGAAATATGTATAGGAGAACCAAAATGAACGTAAAATATTTTTATCTACGTAATGACTATAATAATCGTGATGTAACAATTGTAACGTCAGTAGTTCCAGAAAACAATAAATATCGAGTCGATTTCGCATGGGCATTTCGATCAAATCATGATCAATTTGTCAAGAAACTTGGTCGCGGAGTTGTTGATGTTCGTCTACAACTAAATGATCCAAATTATTCAGATACCATTTGGGTAGACGAAAAGAAGTCTCGAAAAATTAAATTCGAAATTCTCAAGAGACTTCTGACAAAAGAATCAACACCACAAAAGTATATTGAAGATATTTCTTGGTCTGCATACGAATTGGCTGCACAAAAACCAGAAGTTGATCCATGGAAGAAAGAATGTAAAGCAGAGATTTTGAGCTTATGAAAAAGAAAATGATGGATTTTTACATGGATGTGGCCATTCGAACTTCGGCATTATCATCAGCTAAGAGATTAAAGGTTGGTTCTGTTTTAGTTAAAAATGATAACATAATCTCATTTAGTTGGAATGGTAATGCCAGAGGTCTTGATAATGAATGTGAATATAAGTTATATAAACCAGAAAATGAAATTATAACTGATTGGTTTGACTTAAATGATAAGTATCCATATTCAGATCAAAATGGAAGATATACATTAAAAACGAAAGAAACTGTTACTCATGCTGAAGAAGCTATGTTAATGAAAATGGCTTCTTCACATGAATCTGCCGAAGGTGCCACATTATTTTGTACTCATGCGTGTTGTATGCAATGTGCCAAATTAATATTCGGTGCGAAGATTAAACAGTTCATCTATATGAATGAATATAGAAGTTCAGATGGACCTAATTTTTTAGAACAAATGGGAATAGAGGTTATAAGATATGTCAAATAATTGTGAAGTAGAATTCAATAGATTATCATTAAAGCCGGGTGATGATCTTGTCATTAAAGTAAATACCGATGGCTTAACAGAAGAACAAGCAGTAAATAGATTACAAGATATCGCAGATGATCCATTTGTAGAATATATTAGAGATAAGGGTCATAAAGTATACATTTCATATACTGGTGTTGATATCTCAATCTTAAGATTGGAAGAAAATGATAAAGTAATTGTTAATGCTGATGTAACAGGAATGAATGAACAGGAAATTAAGAAATATATTGATTATGTTGAATTTAAATTATCATCAAATATTGATAAAGAAAGATTGGTCATTGTTCCAAAGCATAAACAAACAGATGTTAAAGTTTTGAAGGAGGATAAGAAATGAGTATTGTTGGTCTAAAATTAGTTACTGGTGAAGATATCGTTGCTGAAAGTATGGAAACCCTAAATTATTATAAAAATCCAGTTCAGGTTGCAATTGTTCCAAATCGAACTGGACAAACACAAGCAATGTTTGTGCCATTTCCACAATTAGCAAAATCTTCATCGAGTCGAGAAATATTTCTTCATGATTCTTTTGTTATTTGTAAATATGATGTTGACTTGGAGGTAGAAAACCAGTATAATTCAATGTTTGGATCTGGTCTAGTTGTTCCTCCAAAGGGGTCATTTATCTAGGAGACGAAATGAATTTTTACATCAATGCGAGAGTTTATGGTAATAATATTCTTTACACAGGAATAGAAAACTCAAAGAAGATTCGGGCTAAAATTCCATATAGGCCGAAATTATACATTCCTTCCAAAACGACATCCCCGTATCAGACGATTTATGGGGATTATCTTCAAGAACTAGAACCGGGCGATATTAAAGAAACCCGAGATTTTATTCGACAATATGAGAATGTCGAGAATTTCAAAATCTATGGAAACACCAAATTCGAATATTGTTATATTTCCGATCAATTTCCAAATGATATTGAATATGATATTGGAAACATTAGAATAGCGATTGTTGATATCGAAGTTAATTCTGATCCAGAAACAGGTGGTTTTTCATCACCAGAAAATCCATTTCAACCAATTACAGCAATTACATTAAAATTCCTAAATGAACCCAAGTATCATGTATTTTCATGTGGTCATTTTGATGCTCCAGATAATGTAATTTATTATAATTGTAATTCAGAAGAACATTTGGCTTCCAAATTTATTCAAATCTGGTCCGAAAACCACCCTGATATCGTCTCCGGTTGGATGTCATCAAATTTTGATATCAATTATATTGTAAACCGATTTAATCGAATTTTAGATTCGTCAGAAGTAAATAAGTTATCTCCTTGGCATATTGTTAAACAAACTAATAGAAAGGAATTTAATGAGAAATTCAGTAGATATGAAGAAACTCTGAAAACAGAAATCTTTGGTATATCCCAATTGGATTATCTTGAATTATACAAGAAACATTTTCCAGGAGGAAATTCTAGAGAATCACATAAATTAGATTTCATCTGTGAATTAGAAATCAATGAAAAGAAAGTTGAATATGACGGATCACTTCATAAATTATATACCGAAGATTTCGACAAATTTATTAGATATAATATTAAAGACGTTGAACTCGTTGAAAATCTAGATAAGAAATGTAAACTATTTGAACTGGCTTTAATGCTTGCATACATTTCAAAATCAAATTATGAAGATGTATTCAAACAAACTAGAATGTGGGATTCATTAATTTATGGATTTCTAAAACAAAAAGGTATTCAAGTTCCACAGACGGAACATGATAATGATGGATCATATGAAGGAGCATTTGTTAAAGATCCGATTTTAGGTATGCATAGGTGGGTTGTTTCATTAGACGCAACTTCACTATACCCATCTATTATTATGGGCAAGAATATTAGTCCAGAAACATTGGTAACATCCTATAATTCTGATCTTAATAAAATCAAATCTCAAAACGCAAATGTTAATTCATTATTGAATAAAACTGTAGATTTGTCAGCATTGAAAGATAACAACGTTGGGATCGCAGCAAATGGTCATTTTTTCAAAAATGATAAGAAAGGATTTCTCCCAGAAATTGTAGAAAAGTATTTTAATCAAAGGGTTATCTTCAAGAAGGAAAAGTTAAGACTAGAAGCTGAATGTGAGAAATTAAAGAAATCGAAAACTAATAAAGCAAAGGTGGAAGAATTGAAATATCAGATTGCCAAATTTGATACCATGCAATGGGCAATCAAGATCTTCTTGAATTCGCTATACGGCTCAATAGCAAACAAGTATTTTAGGTTTTTTGATTTAAGGTTGGCCGAAGCAATTACATTAGAAGGACAACTTTCGATTCAATGGGCAGAAAAGTATTTAAATCAATATCTTAACAATTTACTCAAGACGGATAAAGATTATGTTATCGCATGTGACACAGATTCATTATTATTTTATCTCTCTGATTTAGTTAATAAGTTTTATCCCCCGGAAGCTCAACAGGATAAGAGCAAGATTATTGAATTTCTAATTAAGGTTATTGATAAGAAGATTCAGCCATATGTAAATTTTATATGTGAAGATTTGTGTTCATATGTAAATTCATATGAGAATAAGATTAATTTTAAGGTTGAGAAGATTTGTTCTGCAGGTATTTGGACAGCCAAGAAAAGATATGCATTAAGTGTTTATTCTAATGAAGGAGTTATTTATTCTGAACCAAAAACCAAAGTAACCGGATTAGAAGTTATCAAGTCTTCTACGCCAAAAGTTATCAGGGATAAGATTAAGAAATGTATTGAGATTATGCTCAACTCAACTGAACCGGAATTGATTGATTATATTGCAACAGTTGATAAGGAATTCAAATCTTTTCCTGTAGAAATGATTGCATTCCCAAGGGGCGTTAATGGGGTGTCTAAATATTATGACTCAACGACATTGTATAAGAAAGGCACTCCACTACATGTTCGTGGAGCATTATTACATAATAAGTTTGTCAAGGATAACAAATTATCACAATATGAATTGATTAAAGATGGAGACAAAATTAAGTATTGTTATCTGAAAATGCCCAATAAGTTAAAGGAAAATGTAATTGCATTTGTTGATAAGCTGCCTGTTGAATTTGACTTGACAACGTATGTTGACTATGATATAATGTTTGAGAAGGTATTCAAAGAACCAGTCAAAACATTGTCCAATGTGATTGGGTGGAAAATTGAAAAGAGTTTTAATATAGAAGATTTTATCTGAGGTAAATATGGAAACAACTAAACCAAAAAAGAGAACTAAAAAGGTTGATGACTCGATCAAGAATTTTAGTTTCGTTGAAATTGAAGCAATTATTATTGAGATCCATGCCATAGAAGATATGGAAGATGAAGATTCTGATGAAATTATGTACAATTCACATCTAATTATGAATCTAGATGATTATTCTGGAACCAAAAAGATTTTGGTCACACCAACAGAAATTTTTGATTCGTGTCCGTCATGTTGCACGTTACAAACAATTCTAACAGTTAAGAATATGTTTAGTTGTATTCATAATACCGCATATGTGTATGATTCGGATCATGAACTTATTGAAGAATATGATTTAGATGATTTGCTAAAATCATATTTTGAAAATCATATGGATAATGAAATGGAGGAAATTGAAAACTCACCATCACAACATCGTGTACTTCACTGAGGAATACTATGAGTAAGTTACTTTGTAAATTTCGTGTATAAATATTGACGTGGGGTAACTCCCCACATTAAAACAATCAGTACACGGAGATACACATGAAAAACAAAGTAACTTACAAATTAATGATAAAAATACACAGAAAAACAAAATTGAAATATCTGTGTATGACCAAGAAAAATGATTATAAGAAATATACCGGATCTGGTAAATATTGGAAACTACATTTAAAAGTTCACGGAAAGGATATTAAAACAATTTTAATATTTGAAACTGAAAGTGAAGAAGAATTGGCTAAAGTGGGATTATACTTTTCCAAAAAATACAATATTGTAGAATCTGATGATTGGGCAAATTTAAAATTTGAGTGTGGGTATGATGGTGATCCAGATGTAGGATATCGAATAGGTAGATCTAATTATCATAGAAAAATTGGAATACATGATCCAAAATATAAACACCTTAAAGTAATTTGGTCAAAAAAGGGTGGTGTAATCGGTGGAAAGAAAACCCGTGAGAATAAAAGTGGGATATTTTCTGGTGATTGGGACAGATCAGCACAATCAATTAAAAATTATGAGAATGGTATAGGATTCTCATCGATTCCATTGGAAGACAAAAGAAAAAATGGTAGAATAGGTGGAAGTATAAGTAGAGATATGAAATTGGGCATTTTTGGAGCTTCAAAAGAAGATAAAACCAGATGGGCAAAAGAAAACGGAAGTTTGGGTGGAATACGTTGTAGGGATGAAAAATTAGGAATGTTTAAAAGGACCAGAGAAAATTTTTTAAAAGATTGTAGTGATGCTGGAAAAATTGGAGGAAAGGTTGTTGGTAGTATGTTGTGGTGGAATAATGGACAAATCAATAAGAAAAGTAATGAATGTCCAGGCGAAGGATTTGTTCGTGGTCAACTTAAAAAGTCAAAAGGTAAATAATATGGGTAACTTATTAGATAAAATAATGAAAGCTGGTACAATAAAACACGCTGAAATTTTGTCAGAATCTTCTTTCTTTAATACTAAAGATGTAATTAAAACTAATTTGCCAATATTAAATTTGGCGTTTTCAGGTAATCTTGATGGTGGAATTGTTCCAGGTATAACCGTATTTGCTGGAATATCAAAATCATTTAAAACCTTATTAGGTTTATACTGTATGAAAGCCTATTTTGATAAGTATCCAGATGCAATTGCACTAGTTTATGATTCTGAATTTGGAATTACTCCTGAATATTTGGTATCAAATGAAATTGATACCAACAGAGTAATCCATATTCCAGTAGAACACGTTGAACAACTAAAATTTGACATTGTTAAAAGATTGGAACAAATTTCTCGTGGTGATAAAGTTTTTATTTTAATAGATTCTTTGGGGGCAGTACCATCTAAAAAGGAATTGGATGATGCCATAGACGAAAAATCTGTAGCAGATTTAAGTAGAGCAAAATCGATCCGCAGCCTAATTCGTATTATTACGCCCCATATCACCATGAAAGATATTCCATTGATTATTGTTAATCACGTTTATCAATCAATGGAATTATACTCTAAACCTGTTGTTGGAGGAGGAACATCAGTTATTTATGCTGCTAATCAGGTGTTTATTATAACAAAGGCACAAGAAAAGGACGGCACCGAATTAACGGGATTTAATTTTACAATTAACATAGAAAAGTCTCGCTTTGTAAAAGAAAAATCAAAATTTCCGTTTTTAGTTTCATTCGAATCTGGCATTTCAAAATGGTCTGGTTTGATGGATATCGCATTAGAATTGAATTTTTGCACCAAACCGGTGCAAGGGTGGTATTCTAGAGTTAACGTCAAGACTGGAGAAATTGAAGAAAAAAGATATCGTTTAAAAGACACCAATAATTCTGAATTCTGGACACCCATTTTAAATTCCCAAGAATTCAAAGATGCTGTCTATAATAAATATGCTCTTTCAGCACACAAATTAATGGAGGTAGAAAATGACGTATGAAGATATTCAAGAAAATATTGATTTTAAGTTTATCGTGGACGATTCAATTGTTACAATAGAACTTTTAGATGAAAAGTATTCTGGAGTTAAATATCAGTATGGAAAGGTTGAATTTGATGAAGATGAAGAAAACGACCAATGTTATTTAAATTTCAATTATGATGTTGTCGATTCCAACGGATTAGAACTGGATAATGACGACGAATTTAAAAATTATATTGGTACTATTTTAGTCTCATGTGTATCAAAATATGCAACTGGAGTTCTGAATGAAAATAGAACAGACGATTCTAAAGAATCTAATTTACAATGAAGAATATGTTAAAAAGGTTCTCCCATTCCTTAAAGATGAATACTTTTTAGACAATACTGAAAAATTATTATTTACAAACATTATTGACTTTATAACAGCATATAACACAACACCAACATATGAAACGATCCTAATTCAGTTAAATGATTCCAATATCACAGAAAATGAATATGAACATTCAATTGAATTATTAAATGCCATCAATGAATCGAAAAACGAAGAAGTAAAGATAGATTGGCTTATTACCAAAACAGAAGATTTCTGTAAAAACCAAGCCATCTATAATGCTATTAAAGAATCCATTCATATCATTGATGGTAAATCTAAAACATTAGAAAAAGGAGCAATACCTAAAATTTTATCAGATGCATTATCAATAAGTTTTGATACTAATATCGGTCACGATTTCATTGAGAATTGGGAAGATCGATATGAGTATTATCATAGACAAGAAGAAAAGATCCCATTCGATCTCTCCTTCTTTAATAAAATAACTAAAAATGGATTCGGTCGCAAAAGTTTAAACCTGTTTATCGGTGCACCACATTCTGGTAAAACACTTTTCGGAATCCATTTTACGGCAAATTATTTGGTAAGAGGAAAAAACGTTCTGTATATTACTCTAGAAATGTCTGAAGAAGAAATTGCCAAAAGAATTGATGCAAACATTTCTAATATGACAATTGATGAAATCGAAAATCTCGATAAAACGCCATTCGAAAAGTATATCCAGAAACTAAAAATCAAGACTGTTGGGAAATTAATTATTAAACAATTTCCAACTGGTCAAGGTCATGTTGGACATTTCAATGCTTTGATAAATGAATTACGATTGAAAAAGAATTTTGTGGCAGATGTTATTGTTGTTGATTATCTAGGTATTTGTGCATCTATAAGATATAAAAGTGCCACAAATGTGAACTCGTATAATTATGTTAAAGCAATCTCAGAAGAATTGCGCGGTCTAGCAATTGAACATGATGTTCCATTAATTTCTATGGGACAATTAAATCGGTCTGGTGCTGGTAATTCTGATCCAGAAATGGGAGACGTATCAGAATCTTTTGGCTTAAACTTTACCGGAGATAGCATTTTTGGTATTATTAGATCTAATGAATTGAAAGAGTTGGGCCAGGTATTAGTTAAGCAATTTAAGAATAGATACCGAGATATGAGTCTTAATAATAAGTTTTTGTTAGGAGTAGACACATCGCGCATGAAACTTTATGATTTGGAAACATCTGCTCAAAATGAAATAGTACAGGATATTGAGTATAAACCGACGGAACCAAAAAATAAGTTTAACACCAATTTTGATGATTTTAAGTTTGAATAATGAAAAAATTAAGTTTAGAGGATTTTAATAATAGATTAAAAGAGAAAGGTATAAAATATACGTGTTTAGTATATTATAATACTCGTGAAATTACAGAATTTTCCTGTCCAGAACTGGATCATCCTAATTTTTATGCTAGACCAGATGATATTTTATATGAAAAGAAGAAGTGTCCATGCTGCACAGGCAAAATTACAAAACACACTTTGGAATCTTTTAATATTAAATTAGAAGAAGTTGGAATAAAATATCGATGTGTGGATTATGTTGCTGCAAAAAAATTATCATCGTTTGCTTGTCCAGAATCATGTCATCCTAATTTTTATGCATATCCTGATGATATATTTAGAGGAAAAAAGAGTTGCCCATGTTGTACAAGTGATAGAGAATCTTGGATGAATTTTAGATTAAAATCTAAAAATATAGCATACACTTGTGAAACATATAATGGGTCTGATAAAAAGTCCGAATTTTCCTGTCCAGAACCAGATCATCCTAATTTTTGGTGTGATCCAGATGATGTTTTTAAAGAGTTGAGAGGGTGTCCAATTTGTACTAATTATGTTGAGCGTAATAATTGGGATACCGAATCATATGATAAATTATTATTGAGTAAAAATATTGTTGCATATGGGTTTGTTGGGAGTAATATAAAAATTAAACACGAGTGTCTTGTGTGTGAATATGGAAAAGATGGTGAGTGGTACACAAAACCGATATACCTTATATATCATGATTCTGGTTGTCCAAATTGTGCAGACTATACATTTGATTTGAATAAAAATGCAATATTATATTACATCAAAATATATCATAATGATAACATACTTTATAAAATTGGAATAACAACGAGAACAATAAAGAAGCGGTTGGTTGGAGAACGTATAAAATATGATGTTTTATTTTCAAAAAAATATGAAATTGGTAGAGATGCCAAACGTGTTGAAACTTTAATTTTGGAAAAATATAATCATCACAAATATGACGGAGATAAAATATTAAGATATACTGGAAATACTGAAATTTTTATATGTGATATTTTTGGCGGCACTTATGATTTGACTGAGCTTGAAGAATGTGATATAATGGGTGTTGATGATTTTAAGTTTGAATGAGGGAATTATGAAATACTGTAAAGATTGTAAGCATTATGATATAGATTATTGTTATCGAGATTGGGATGAAAAGGAGGTTAGATATTTGTGTAAGTATGAACGATATAATGATAATAAAATCGCATGTGGAAGAGATGCTAAATATTTTGAACCATATAAGGAAGAAAACTGATGTAAATAACATCTAATTGTGTTTAATCTGGGGGGGCCGGAAATGAGCAAATATTGTAAAGATTGTAAATATTCGAAAAATTGTGGTGATCAATTATATTTTTGTTATAGAAAAGATGAAAAGGAAATTAATCTTGTGACTGGAACCATAATGGTCAAAGTTGTATCTTGTCGTGATGAAAGGTATAGTAAAGATAAATTATCATGTGGTGCAGATGCAAAATTTTTCGAACCAAAGGTTGAACTGAAGGTTGAAATAAAGGTAAAGAAATGAATTATAATGATATACCACAAAGAATTAAGAGCTATTATAAGGTTGATTCTGATTGGGAATATTTCCAAGATTGGCTAACGAAACATGGTGTGATATTAAATCCAGATTTCCAGCGGGGTGTAGTTTGGGATGAGAATAAGCAAATAAAATATATTGAATACGTTTTATCTGGTGGAGAATCTGGCAGAGATATTTATTTTAATCATCCCGGTTGGATGTCTTCATTTGAAGGTGAAATGGTTTGTGTTGATGGATTACAACGAATTACTGCGGTTCAAAGATTTTTAAATAATGAAATTCCAGCATATAATACGTTTCATAAAGATTTTGAAGGGAGAACAAACAATAAACAATTTGTTATTTTTGTTGGTAAATTGCAAACAAAAAAGGATGTTTTGAAATGGTATTTGGAAATGAATGAGGGAAGAACCGCCCATACTGAGGAAGATTTGAATAAAGTTAGAAATATGTTAAATTCAATATAGGAAAAATTATGTCAGAATTAGTAACTATTGTAACAGCAACTACTGCAACAGATTATTTAAAGAGAAATATTGAATCTGTTCAGAAGCAAACATACACAAATTTTCAACATTTAATTTTTATTGATGGGATTATTGGTGGTCCAAAGAACTTATCAAGAGTTCAAGAAATGATTTCGAATATGGCATTAAAAAATGTAGATTTTATTCCTCTTCCATATTCAGTAGGTCATTCAGGGTGGAATGGTCATAGAATGTATATGGCAGCATTAGCCCTGGCATCCGATAAAGCAGAATATATTTGTTTTCTAGATGAAGATAACTACATTGATGAAGATCATATTGAATCATTATATAAAGTAATAAAGAACGGTAATGAATATGCATTTTCACTGAGAAAAATTGTTGATAAGGATGGAAACTTCGTTGTAAATGATGATTGTGAAAGTCTAGGATTATGGCATAGTATTTTACATCCAGAAGATTATTTTATTGATTTGAATTGTTTCTTTCTCAAGAGATTATTAGCAAATCAATTGGCACCAATATTTTATAGGAAAGCGCGTGATCCTAATATGCAACCAGAAATTGATCGAGCTTTATCACAAGTGTTGAGACAGAATAATCTCAAATATGATACTAATTATAAGTATACACTAAATTATACAGCAGGAAATACACAGAAGTCGGTACAGAAAGAATTTTTCCTAAATGGAAATCAACAGATGTTGGTGAAATATAATGGATCATTACCATGGGTAAAATAAATGAATATTGTAAGTTATAAAATTGCATATAAATTATTAAATAAAAGAAAGGATAATTCGTTGGGACCATTATTTATTAATAAGAAACAACGGATACCAATTGGAATTTTATTAAAGGCAGAACCACACAAAACGAAAGGATTTGCATTTAGACCGGGCTGGCATTGCACATCAAATCCTATTGCTCCTCATTTAAAAATGAATAATAGAGTTTGGACTAAAGTTATAATCTCAGATTTTGAAGAAATTAAACGACCACAAAATCAAGGAGGAATTTGGTACATTGCTAATTACATGCAAATATTAGAAATTTTATAAGGAAGTTAAATGGACACGATTCCGCTCAAATGTTTAATTTGTATAGAAGAGATATTGAATATTAGATATAATACGAGTTTGGAAGATAGTATCAAAAGACAATATTTTGCCTCGGAGCATTTTCGAATGATATTTGAAATAGCTTTGAAAGAAGCTTGTAAGAAAATTTATGAAGTGGTACCAAAAGATGATTATAGTATCTGAAGATGAATTCGTTAAGAATTTAAAATTAAAATTGAAAGGTGTTTCAGTAAAATCTGTTACAGGACCGGGGAGAAGTGGTGCCGTCGCATCTGTATTTTCATCACATATTCTGAGGATTCCTTTCATTCCATACGGGCAAACATGTCCTGATAATTTACGACCACTATTGGTTGTTGATACCGCTAAACAATCTGGTGTAACATTAAGGAAAGCACAAAAGAAATATGGTCCAAATTCTGTTGTCATAAATATTTACGACGAACCTCCACGGGTTAAATTCTGGTACGAATTTTTGGGTGAACAATATGAAAGTAGCAATTCTCAATAACTGGTGTAATGACGAACAATTCTTCATTTACAAACTTCTCAAACAACTATTCCCCGTTGAATTAACGAATGATCCAATCAATTGTGACATTCTAATTCATTCTGTATTTGGGTTTGATGAATCCTATAAACACACAAAAGCAAAATTTAAAATCTTAACCTCTTGGGAAACCAGATTTTACATTGATATATTCAATGAACGTCTCCCATATTCTGATATAGTAATTTCATATCACCCAACTAAAAATAATTTCTATAGATTACCACTTTGGTATCAATGGATCGATTGGTGGAATGAAAATTCATCTGATCAAGTGACAACGGTTTGTGGTCAATCACATCATTATATTGGTGGAAATACTCTTCCGAATCATCTTGTCCCAACACCCTTAAATATAAGGAAAAATATTTATACTGCTCCCTCGGTCAGAAAAAGACCAAACTTTTGTGCGATGTTAGTTGGTAACATGGAACCAGAATGTGTTGCTCCCAGACAAGAAATTTATAATGAATTATCCAAGAATATTGATGTTGTATCTGGGTTTGGTCTAGCATTTCAAAACAGATTTGAAGGAAATAAGATTGAATTATTAACCAGATTCAAAGCAAACTGCTGTTATGAAAATTCTATACATCGTGGGTATACGACAGAAAAAATTCTAGATGCCATATTCGCTGGATGTTTACCTATATATTCTGGTGATCCAGAATATTCTAAAATCGACTTTAACCAAAAACGATTTTTAAATAGACAAGATTATTCTTCCACAGCAGAATTTGTTAAAGAAGTAAAATCAGTCATGGAAGATAAATTTGAATTTGATGATATAATCAATCAACCAATGTTCACAGATAACCAAATTCCAAACCTAGACGGTATATATCAATTTTTAGAGGATAAAATAAAATGAAAATTTGTTTCCATGTTAATAACTTGTCAATCAGGGGTACCACAACCGCCATTATAGATTACGGGACATATAATGAAACGTTACTGAACAATACTTCAATTATCGCATATCACAAAAATCTATTGGATGAACTTCGTGATGAAAATTTTGTTATGCGGGAAGAAGTGGCAAAAATGTTCAAAGACAAATTTGATGTGATTGAATACACCGATAAAGGTAATCTATTAAATGAATTAAAGAAACGTGAATGTGAATATATCCATTATCTGAAAGCCGGATTCAAAGATGATGATTTCTTGTTTGGTGTAAAGAATCTGATCCAGTGTGTATTCTCACATTTGGAGCCACACGGGCACAAATATTGTTACATTTCAGAATGGTTATCTAACGAAGCTTCTGGTGGCGAATATCCATTTGTTCCCCATATTGTTACATTACCTACAGAACAAACTGAAAATTGGCGATTAAAATTAGGAATTCCAAATGATAAGATTGTTGTGGGTCGTCATGGTGGATTTCATCAATTCAGTATACCCTTTGTAAAAGACATTATCAATTTTGTGGCACATTCAGATGAAAAATTTAGATTTGTTTTCGTTAATACTGAAAAATTTACAGATCATCCTAATGTTATCTTTTGTGATCCTATTATTAGTCCGCAAGATAAGACCAATTTTATTTTAGCATCCGATGCGATGATACACGCCAGACCGGATGGTGAATCATTCGGGCTTAGTATAGCGGAAGGATTATTTCACAATAAGCCAGTTTTCACTTGTGGATTAGGAAGAGACAAAAATAACATAGAGCTTGTAAAAGGCTACGATCTGTGTTATAATAACCAGTACGAGTTGTTGGATATGATTTTCAGGCTAAAATATGGGCATCATAAATATCAATATAATTATGCTGTGAAGGAATTTAGCCCAGAAAATGTGATGAAGAAATTTGAAGAGGTATTTTTAAATGAATAAAGATTATGATATTTACGTAATGCATTATACTCCGCATGAGTCTAGACGAAAACTCATGTATAATATTTTACAGAAAGAAAACTGTGATAAAGAAGTGATTTTCATTGAATCTTATGATGGCGAAGAAGTTACTTATGAAGATTACTTAAAGCATTTCAAAGCAGATACATTAGAATGGCAGAATCGCGGTTATAAAAAATTTTGGCCACATTACCCATTAAAGAAACAAGAAGTATCGTTAGCCTTAAAACATGTTACTGCTATGCGGATATTTTTGGAATCGGATAAGGATATTGCATTATTTCTAGAAGATGATGCAATTCTGGATGAAGGGTTCTTTACTAAATTAGATAAGCATCTTGATACATTAAATACTTATTTTGATGTGGCATTTATTGGTCGGGGGTGTAAACCAAGTATAAGTAATGTAGAAGGTTGGCATTTTAACCTGGAAGATAGAAATACTGATTCAATGATAATGAGTCGAAAATTTGTAACTAAATTTTTAGACTATGTTGACACAATTCGCATGTGTTTTCCCATTGATCACGAGTTGAATTATTTTATTGGGTATTGTAGATGTAATGTTTATTGGTTAGAACCACCAATTGTAACACAAGGAAGTCATCTTGGAATTTTTGATTCGTTTCAAGATGCACATTCTAAATTTAATGATAAAACATTACCAGTTCGATCTGATCTAAATGAATTGATGGAGCAAATATGAAATATGCAATTTGTTATCGAGGTATCTCGTTTATTGAGAATTATTCTCATAAAGATGATATTCCTTCATACACGATAGATTTCGCTAATACAATTCCATTCAACAGGAAATATTTAATTGATCCTTTATTGGAACGTGGGGATGAAGTAGATATCTTTTTCAACACATATGATTCAGAGAAATTTGATTATTTTGAAAAAGAAATGAATCCTGTTGCGGTTAGAACAAGTGTATTTGACAATAATATCAAATATTGTAATTGGCCTAACATCTGGCAAATTTCAATTGATACTATGGAAATGGTTGATAGTCATCAAAAAGTATCAGGAAAGTGGTATGATTATATCATTTTGTTTAGATATGATCTAATCCCATATATGGATTTTTCAAAGATCTTTATTCCAATGGATGCTGTTTCGTGTCCAAGTCCACAAGATGATATGTTTACTGTTATCCCTGGCTATCTACTAAGTGATGTATTACATTTATTCAAAGAGTTCAAGTATTCTGGCATGATACATAATTATACAGCCATATTAAGTCATTTTGGAATTAAATGTCATACCATGTTTACGAAAGATTTTGACAGAGATTCATATCCATTTTTTAGGAATACTAGACATATCTTTGTTCCAGAAGATCATCCATATTATGAACACAAAATTGAAGACATTTTTGATCCTAACCATAAAAAATATGGACTGAAATATGAGGCACACGATAAATTCGTCTCTTGTGTATAAGGAGAACATATGAATAAACTTATTATATTCGATTTGGATGGTGTTTTGGTAGAATCGAAAGAGTGGCATTTCTACAGTTTAAATGATGCATTAGAGAAGGTTGATCCAAAGTATATGATATCGTATGATGAACATTTATCAACATATGATGGATTGAACACAACCAAGAAACTAAAAATTCTAACACAGAACAAAGGTTTAGATCCAAAATATTATGATCAAGTTTGGCAAGACAAGCAGACTGCAACATTTGAAATTTTAAAAACAATTAAACCAAATCAAAAGAACATATCTATTTTCAAGGAATTGCGAAGTCGAGGATACAAAATTGCTGTCGCATCCAATTCAATTAGAGAATCATTAAAGTTAATGATTTTAAATATGGGATTGATGGAATATACCGATTTGTGTATTTCCAATGAAGATGTTTCCAGAACAAAACCTTATCCAGAAATGTATTGGAAATGTATGACATTATTGAATGCATTACCCAAGAATACAATTATCATAGAAGATTCCCATCTGGGCAGACAAGGTGCATTAGATTCTGGTGCCCATTTATTGGCAATTGAAAATGTTGACGATTTAAGTTTAAGCAAGATTTTACGAAAAATAGGTGAGGTTGAGAATATGGATCATAAAGATGTACCTTGGATTGATAATAAATTAAATGTATTAATTCCTATGGCCGGGAGAGGATCTAGATTTGAGCAGGCAGGATATACATTTCCCAAACCATTAATTGATGTTCGTGGAAAACCAATGATCAAAATGGTTGTTGATAACCTTAACATTCAAGCTAATTATATTTTCTTGGTATTAAAGGAACATATTGAGAAATATAATGTTGATTATATGTTACGATTGATGGTTCCTAATTGTAAGATTGTTGTTGTAGACCAAGTAACAGAAGGTTCCGCTTGTACAGTTTTATTAGCAAAAGATCTAATTGATAATGATAATCCTTTACTAATGGCAAATTCAGATCAGTTTTTGGTCTGGAATTCTAATGAAATACTTTACGCTTTCAAGAATGATTCCATCGATGGTGGTATGGTAACATTTGAGAATTCAAGTCCAAAATGGTCATTTGCTAAATTAGATGAAAAGGGTTTCATTTCAGAAGTAGCAGAAAAGCGACCAATCTCAGATCACGCCAATACTGGCGTGATGTATTATAGAAAGGGGTCAGATTTTGTAAAATATGCAGAACAGATGATTGAAAAGAATATTCGTGTGAATGGTGAATTTTACACAACACCAGTAATGAATGAAGCTATCGCCGATGGTAAACTATTCAAAATCAAGCATATTGAACAATTTTGGGGAACTGGAACACCAGAAGATTTAGATTCATTCTTAAGAGATTATAAAGGTAAGGTATGATCACATTAGTAACAATTTTTTATGACATAGGTAGAAAGGATTGGGGCAATTTTACTAGGAGTGTTGAAGAATATTTAACTGCCTTTACATTTTTCTTACATTATGATTATAAGATGATTGTTTTCATTGATGACAGATATCACGATAAGTTCATTGATTATTGTGGTGGAAGATTACACGAGAACATTAAAGTAATTAGAATCAATAGAGATTGGTTAAATAATAACATTTGGGCATGGTCTAAATATAAAAAAGAAAAGGAGATTATGGGGTCTGAAACATATAGAAAAATCATTCCAGAACGAATTGCATTAAATTATCCAGAGAACACTAGACCAGAATATACTATTTTAACTCATTCTAAAATTGATCTGGTTAATTATGTCATTGATAATAATCTAACAGAAGATGAATATGTTGGGTTTGTTGATTTTGGGTATTTTCATGACAAGACTGATCAGAGATATGTTCCCAGAGATACATTAGATATTAATAAGTTTGATTTGGATCGTGTAAATGTTTGCGCTGTTAATCCTATTAACAAGCAGGATAAGAATATTACTTGGACATTAATTAACGCACCAGAAAAGTTAGCAGCATATTTTTTCCTTGGTAATAGAGAAAATCTTAAGAAGTTTCAAGAGTTGGCACACAAATGGTTAGAAATCTTCCAGAATAAAAATATTGCCGACGATGAACAACATTTATGGTTACAATGTTATTTTGAGAATCCGGAATTATTTAGAGTATGGGCATTTGGTTATTGGCATCAAGCATTGAGGCATTTTAGTAAATGAACATTACATTTTTCATAACCCATAAAACGTTAGGTGTAGAGCATCTTGATTGTTGTTTTAAAAGTTTATCTAACCAATCATTATTATCAGCACCTATTTTTGATAAGTTATATATTTATAATACTCATGAAGACGAATTATCTAATGAATTGATATTAGAGTATTATTACTTATATTGTTTAGATCGAATGTTTGGTGGTGTTGAGATATTTCCTTATGACAGCAATACTCATAAATCATTGGGAGCAGATGTTAATGCCATCAAAGAATTTTGTCTAAATAACTTTGATGGACAAGATAGGGTTCTGATTTTAAAGTCCGATTGTCTTTTATCTAAAAATTACTTTAAAACGATTTTATCAACAAATCAAAGGGTTAGGGGAAATGTATATTTTGTGGCACCATTTATTTGTGCGAAACAGCGAGTTCCTAATGATGAAATATTTCAGTATTTGAATCGAGACAAAGTAGTATTTTCTGACGATATTACATTTTTTGTGGAAGATCAGTATCAGAGTATTAATACTGATTTCAACAACAGAGACATTGATATTCTAAGTGAACAAATCAAATTTACATCTTGTTATGTAATTAGAGATTTCTCATGCCACTATTTCAATGTTGGTTTATTTCCTAATATAACTATTCAATATCAAAGTTGGGGTGGTGTTAATTTTTCAGAATTGATTCCTCATTTTGTTAGGACCGAAGATTGTTTTGTTATTCACAAATATCATTCTATCTTATCGGAAAATAGAAATACTGATAGAGAAGGACCGGTTAAGGCGTGGTTAGAAAGTTGAAAATAGCAGTATTATTGCCGGGTCATATCAGAGCCTGGGATTATTGTAAGCAAAATTTTATGGATACAATCTATGATAATACTCATCAAATAGATGTTTTCATTGATACTTATAATGATATATTTAGGAATGATTATCAATTACATAAAGAAAATGAGATGGGTATAATTAAGGATGATTCTGAGGTATTATCATTATTTGAAGGAATTAATGTTGTTGATTTTAAGATTGAGAATCAAATTCCTGGTGATGCTGAACAGATGCAGATTAGGAAGATATTAAAGAACGTCGAGACATATGAAAATTATGAACAAATGAATGGATTATATGATTTAGTTATAAAGAGTAGATGTGATATATTATTGGATGAGAAATTGGATTATGAAGAGATTCATAGGAATTGTGTAGAATCGAGGTTGATATATATTGGTACTGGTGCTGTACATATGCGAGAAAACGATATGTTTGCAATATGTAATAGTGAAACATTTAAATTTTATGGTAAAAGATTTTTAGATTTTCCAACGATTCATAGGAGTATGAATGAAATAGAATTGAAATATAATGTTTCATATTCACAAACAATTGGAATATCTATTGTACGATTAGATGGTAACAAAAACTATACGGTGTTCAAATGACAAATTTATATAACAGTAGTGGAAAAATTGATAGAGATCAAGACATTTATGATGCATTTAATGATTTTATATTTTCCACAGACAGGAACATATTTAATAAGATGTGGGCAAAAATGTATTTCTATGAAATGACAAAAGATTTACATGGAGATATAGTTGAATGTGGAGTATTTAAAGGTTCTGGCATGTCGGTTTGGTTGAAATTATTAGATATGTATGAACCTAATAGTATAAAAAAAGTAATTGGGTTTGATATGTTTGATCCTGGGTTTGTTGATAATTTAGAAGATATAGAAAAACATACGATGCAACAGGTATTTGATAGATGCAATATTGATTATGATGATGTATCATTGGAAACCATTAACAATAGATTATTAAATGCGGAATTTAAACATGATAAATTTGAATTAGTAAAGGGCGATGTTTCATTTACAACTGAAGAATTTGTTGTTTCTCGTCCTGGTGCAAAAATTAGTATTTTATATCTTGATTTAGATTTAGAAGAACCAACATATAATGTATTATATAATTTGTGGGATCGAGTTGTTCCGGGTGGTGTAATTGTATTTGATGAATATTGTTATCACAAATGGACAGAAACGGCAGCAGCAGATAATTTTTTATCATATTTAGATTTCAAATATATAAAGGAAAATGGTTTTAAATTAAGCAAATTAAATATTAAATCACCAACAGCGTATATAATCAAATGAAAGTAGCAATCATATATAACGGAAATGTAAGAACATTAGAACAAACGATAGATAACAATATCGAGAAATTTGAATTTTTGAATCCTGATTATTTTGCTTCAACATATCTCCACAAATATGGTTATCATCCTGCCGTCCAAACTTCAACAGGATTCTTTACAGATGAAGAATTAACAATAGAACAGGTATATGCCCAATATGAAAAATTAAATACGAAAGACATTTTAATTGATAGAATTCAGGACATGACAACATTTTATGAATCTGAACAACATAAGATCAACCCAAATATGAATCATGTGTCATCATATCTTCAATATGTCAAACTTAAGACTGGTCTAAAGATGATTAAAAATTATGATGTCATTATTAAAACCAGATGTGATTTGTTATTAAATAATATATCTCACATTAATTTCGATAATATTGATAACAAGTTAATTGTTGATAAGGGCAACATATTTCCTAATGATTGTATTTTCATGACATCTACTGAAAAGATGTATAAACTAGCCGATTTCATGGTTAATGAATTTTATAATTTAACAGATGTTGAAAGTTCAACTAATCCTCCACACGGTTTATTATGTTCTGCTTGTAGACATCTAAATTTAGAGATTGAACAACATCACATCATTGATTGTGTTATTCGAGCCAATACGAGGATATATCTATGAAATATTACAGTCAATATGATCAAGATAAAATTGTGAATGAACATTTCTTCCATAATAATAAGAATGGAATCTTTGTTGATATTGGCGCACACGATGGTAAATTCTTAAGTAACACATATTTCTTTGAAAAATATCTAGATTGGACCGGAATTTGCGTAGAACCAAATCCAGAGGTATATCAAACACTCATTGAAAATAGAAAATCTAAATGTTATAATATTGGATTAAATGATGTCCCAGGAAAGGTTTTGTTTCAACAAAATTCTGGTTATACAGAAACATTAAGCGGTATTGTTAATCAATTTGAAGAAGAACATGTTCAGCGAATAGAAAATGAAAATCTAGAACACAATTTAATCCCAAATTACATAGAAATTGAATGCGATACTCTCAATAATATATTAGAATATTGTAATATAAATACTATTGATTACATGAGTATAGATACAGAAGGCTCCGAATATAACATATTAAAGAACTTTGATTTTGACAAGTATCACGTAAACGTATTAGATGTTGAGATAAATTACTTTATGTCCGAAAAGGCACAGAACATTTTTGAATTATTGAAAAACAGGTTTGGTCGTATTATACGGGTAAGACAAGATATCATTTTTATAAACAACGATTTGAGATATTCATATGAAACTAATTGCACATAGAGGAAATGTATCTGGAGCAAATCCAGAATTAGAGAATTCTCCACAACAAATTGATTATTGTATCATGAAAGGTTTTGATGTTGAAATTGACGTTTGGTATATAGATAGAAAGTTTTATCTTGGCCATGATACATATCAATATGAAGTATCACTTTCATATTTAAGTGAAAGATCAAAATATCTATGGATGCATTGTAAGAATTTATTGGCGTTACGAGAGTTTCAACACACATGGTTTAATTATTTTTGGCACCAAAAAGATGATTACACATTAACTTCTCTGGGATATATCTGGACATATCCTGGGCTAAATTATTTTACTAATTCAAGACAAGTATTATTAGATTTTTCTGAAATGTCAGATAAAAAACTAGAATATTATGAAAGTCTTGGTGTTTATGGTTTATGTTCAGATTATGTAAATTATAAATACTTATAAATACTTAATTTACAACAAACATGTTAAATTCAATTTTTTTAGTAGGTGGGCCTGGGTCTGGTAAAAATATATTACTAGATACCATTAAAAAATATAATTTTAAAGAAATTACATTAGATAGTATCAATTCTAACTTAGATAAGTTAACTGAGAATTATATTATCAATTGTAATGCATATGCTTATGATAAAATTATAGAAACCAATAATATATTATTAGATAATAACTATAACACATCAATGATTTTTGTTGATGTGAATGAGAATACAGTTAAAAACAGAACTTTCGGTAGATTGATATCTGAAGATATTTATCAGAAAAAATATATTCAATCTAAAGAAAACTTATATAAATTTTATGATTTGTTTGAGAATTTTATCAGATATGATAATAATAATGATTTATCTGAACAGGACTTTTCTGATGTAGAAAAATTTATTATTGAAGTATTATCATTAAGTAATATAAAAGCTTTTGTTAAGAAATTGAAAGCTAAAGGGGAAAACATTAGACCATCTAAAATTAATTATAGATCTTCAAATACTACTAGATCTAAATTAAATAAGACGGTTCAACCAGATGAAGATTTAATCAATAATGTTAAGCAAAGTATAAAAGTATCAGAAAATGCTGAACCATCGGTTTCAAATGTATCTATGATTGGTGTAGAAGGCGGCGGATTTAAACAAGAAGAACCTATTCAATCTAAGAGTTATAGTTGTAAACCAACAAGAAAAACTTGGAAACGTGCCAAGAAAATCTTATTCAAAGGGTAATAAGAGAATGCTAAAAGAAAAATTACTATCAATATATAATGAATATGGTGAAGAAGATGAATTATTAGAATATCGGATTACTCCACTCCGTAGATTTATACGTCTTATAGGAATGGACCCAGAAAAGATGTCTCAAAAGCAAATTGACAAGATTTCATCTGGTTCCAGATATAAACAATGGTTATCAACCAAACGAATTCTTCATCGTGCCTCAGAATCTAATAAACACAATCCAAATCTAAAAGAAGATTTATTAGATGAAAATCGATTTGCTGGATGGACTGCCAAGAAATTTCATAGACATCTATTAGATAATGGATTTGAATTAGAAGGCGGCTCAAAACATTTTGGATACGTTCACAAGAAAACTGGACGTAAAATTAAACCAATTCCAAATCATAAGGGTGACATCCCACCAGGAACAGCCAAAGGAATATTAAATTCTATTGAAAACATTGTTAATGGAATTAATGAAGCAGATTCATATCAACCAAAAGATTATGAAATTGGAAAAGGTATTAAATCTCCATCTGGAGCATTTAAGATTTATAAACGTAAATCGACCAGAGTAAATAAGAATACCACCAATTTACTTCCAACAGCAACATTAAAATCTGAATTAGTTAACAAAGGTTTTGATGTTCATACAACAACAAATATTACTACAAAAGGATTGAAGAAAGGTTTTCGTGCAACACCCAAAGAAAAACTTAAAGCCACTAAAGGAAAAGAGCATTATCTGATTCGTATGAAACAATCTGGAACAGCTTTCAAAGGTCAAACCGCACAAAGACTTAAATCATTATATCAAAAAGAAGATATTGAACATTTTACAGAAACAAAGGTTGAAAAACTGTTAAAAAAGAACAAACAGATTAAGAAAACCATGACTGGCAAACAATCTTCCGAAACGGATCTTATTCAAGTTAATCCAGAATTAACAACGAATAAACCAGAAAACTCTAATGATTAGGATTTATAAATAGTAATATATCAACCACTTTTATAGGACACGACAATGGCAACATGGGGCAGACGAGATTTCGCAAATAACAAACCAACATTTCCTGTAGAACGGGAAGTTCGAACCACAATTAAAATAGCAACCAACAGAGCAGCAAACGTTGCAACTTCTAACGTAACAATATTTTTTGCTAATACCGCAAATTTAGTAGCAGGAATGTTTGTTTCTGGCAACAATGTTCCAACCACAGCAAATGCAGGATTCTTTAAGAGTAATGTATCTATTGTAACTGTTAATTTATCAAATGTTGTTATTTCAAGAGCATTAACAGCTAATACTTCTGTTGGTGATGTTTTTACATTTGACACATTAATTCCATATAAAGCTAATACTGTTGCAACATCTTACAATGCAAATACATATCTTGTAACTAAAACTCGTATTGCTAATACCCAAGGAATTGGAAATAAAGTTGCTACAGATGGTTGGGTTCATGTTGAACAAGGTAAAGGGCATATTGCCAATTTATCAGTATCAAATGTAGTATCAACATTAACCTATTCTAATGCTTATTTAGCATTTTCAACCACAGGCGAAGTTGCGGCTAATGCTCAAATTAGGGTAAGTGGAACATCAAATGTTTCTATCCAAATCAATTATCAGGGTAGAGGATATGTTAATATTCCAACGGTTTCTGCAACTGGCGCAAATAATGGTAACTTAATTTTCACTGTAACTCCTGGTGGACGTTTAGGTAGAACTCAATGTGAAACATTAGTAGCACTTTCTAATGCTGTAGCACTTTCTGCAACATCTGGTGGGCCATATTTCCCAGGATTATAATGAAAACATATAAACAATTGTTATCTGAATTACATAATATTCAACCTATTCATAATGATACTAATAAATCAGATACCATTTCAGAAATGAATAAGAACTTGCATCTTTCATTAGATGCAAGTTTCCAACACGTTTCAGAAGCCTTGATTAAAGTAAAGAAAACATTATCTATGTATGGTATTCAATTACCACAATTAGATATTAATGAAGGCTCAAGTGGTTCTACTAGTGTGGTTGTGTCTAAATTTGATTCGTCTGGGGAAAATCACAAAAATGTGACTGCCCCCGGAGAAGAAAAAGCAAATAAACTTAAATTTAGTTTTTCTTATAAACTAACAGACGGACATTATAACTGTAGGGCATCTATTACTAAAGCATAATGTTGAACAATTTAACCCATGAGAATTTTATTTTGTTTGCGGCAAATAACTATATTTCGCCCCATTATATCGAAAGTGAATTTTTTACTGACTTAAAGAAATTTAAGTATATTAAAAGATTGATAAATAAGTATAATACAACAGGTGATTTGAAATGTAGATTGCTACTGAACCATATTATTATGGTGTACAATGTCTTCAATACCGAAGCATGTACAAAAATGCTTTTTTTAAAGAATAATGAAATAGATTATGTTATATTGAAAACATTTTTAGTATATTTGAATTATATGCCAGATCTTATAAAAGGTGTAAACGGGAAAGATATAATATCATCTGATATAGGTTTAGATTTCAACGTAGTTAACATATTAAGAGAAATATGATATTCAAAGATTTTAGAAAAAAACTTAAAGAAGATTTTGCTGGAACCGGAGTTTCTGGTGTCGCTGGCATTGGTGTTCCTGTAAATGGGGATAAAGCCCAAGCCGAACCAGGAGGTAAAGCAGCAAAAATGACTTTATTAAAAAGAAAAAAGAGGATCAAATGATTACGTTCAAAGATTTATTAGAACAGTTGCAACCACAGCAACAGAACCCTGCCAAAATTAAAGCCGCAGAATTATTTAGTAGAGTTTATGCTGCAATTAAAGCTGGGCATACCGCACATCTAATGGCACAAAGTTTTGCTCAACATGACGCATTAAATGATTTTTATACTGGTCTAGCACCAATCTTAGATAAAGTCATGGAAAATTTCATTGGTCGTATGGGTAGATTAGAATCTGCTCCACCAAATGTAAATGAAAAATCTTTAATGCCAATAGAAATTGTTGGTAACTTAACAGCTTGGTTAGATAGTAATAGACAATTCCTTGGAGAATTTTCTGAAATTCAAAATTTAATTGATGAAATGTTATCACTTTGTAATTCAACGGCATATAAGTTACGCGAACTAAACTAATGGATTTTCCATTATTTACTGCTAAAATAGAACCAATACAGATGAGTTATAGTTTCAATTTTACATTAGATAAGTTTAATAAGGTAATAGTTAATAAGAATTCAAAGGAATGGTTTGATATTTTATATAATATTTTACCAAAATTTGAAATAAATACAAAAGAAAGAGTTGCTGGATTTCTTGCACAAACTAGTCATGAATCATCTGATTATAATACTGTTGTTGAAAATCTAAATTACTCGGCCATGGGATTGATGAAAACGTGGCCTAAAAGATTTCCAACACAAAAAATAGCAACACAATATGCAAGAAATCCCACAAAAATTGCAAATAAAGTTTATGCAGATAGGATGGGGAATGGACCAGAATCAACTGGTGATGGATGGAAATATCGGGGGAGAGGAATAATTCAATGTACTGGAAAATCGAATTATTCTTTAGCATCCAAAGAACTTTATAATGATAACAGATTAATTGATAATCCAGATTTAGTTTTAACAGATAAAACTATTTGTATTGAAGTTGCGTGTTGGTTTTGGAAACGAAATAATTTGAATCATATTGCAGATACTAAAGATATTGTTTTAATGACAAAACGAATTAATGGTGGAACTGTAGGATTACAAGATAGAACAAATAGGTATAATAAAGCATTAAAGGTATTATAATGCAAGACACCAGAAAGGTAGTTCTGCCCAGAAGAATAATAAACGAAAAGATTATTTCGGTTTTTCATCAGTTTGGAAAATTTGTTTTAGTTTCAATTCAAGAATGTGACGATGCCGGAAATTTCTTAAACATCGCAAAGACAGTTGAAATTTCTGATGATTATTATAAAGAATTGTTGTCTAACTCACCAGAATGGGCCAAGGATAAACCAGAAGGAGATTTTAGAACAGAAGACCTTTGGGTTTTAGTCGATAAGATTAGAAATGAATCAGGAGAACGATAATGGAAGAACAGTTAGAACCAAAAAAAGCTCCACGAATACCTAGAATCCACAAGAAAAAGGAAAAAGAACCACATCTAATTCATGAAGCCAAAAAGGTTTTGTGTTCAAAAGTTATATGGGTTAACTTTCTAGCATTATTAGCATTTGTTCTTCAGAAACATTATGGGTTCGTTATGAATGAAGAATTACAAATGCAAATATTAACCATCATCAATATCATATTAAGGTTTTGGACACATAAACCTATCAAATGGTAAACCTTATATTATCTTGGATACCACAGCAGTACATTTACATTGCTGTGGTATTTTTTGTTCTTTTATTGATAACAATATTTTATGTGTTGTCCAGATTGATTAGACCATACATTTTATTATGTACATTCATTACTGTTGGAACAATACTCTTTGCCAATTATAAAATAACCAAATTGGTTAATGAATGCCAATATAATATAAAAACTGTAACAGAGCAATTACTTCAATTAGAAAATAAATCTACAGAAGTCACAGAAAGAATTGTTGTAAAGTATAAGGATAGAATCAAATATATACAACAGAAACAAAAGGAAATTAAAGCTGATATTAAACAAAACATAACCGAAAAAGAGGATAATGAGTGCAAGATTCCAGAGTCGTTTATAGAGTTACATAATAGGGGGGCGAAATGAAAGTTAAGGTACTATTTATTTTAAAGAAAAGGGTTCCAAATCTGGAAGACCCAAATGCATGGAATTACATATATTCCAATTGCCAATCAAGTGGGTTATACAATTCGGTTTCATTCATTAAACAAATGTTATTAGATTGTAATATTGATTGTGAAATGGTAGAAGCCATTGATAATAATGAAATTAATAGATTTGTTACATTATATAAACCTAATCTTGTAGTAATTGAAGCACTTTGGGTAGTTCCTAGTAAATTTGAAGTTTTAAAGAAATTGCACCCAAATGTAACTTGGATGATTAGATTACATTCTGAAATCCCATTTTTAGCATTAGAAGGTATTGCGTTAGAATGGTTAAAAGAATACGATAGAAAAGGTGTATTGGTATCTTCTAATAGTGAACGAGTTGTTGAAGCACTCAAAAACGTATTAAATAACCCAGTATTATACGCACCAAACTTTTATCATATCAAATCAGTTGATACTGTAAAATTACCACCTATTAAAAAGGAATTAAACGTTTCTTGTTTTGGATCAATTCGACCACTAAAGAATCATTTATCACAAGCCATTGCTGCTATCAAAGTTGCTAATTATAATAAACAAAAACTTAATTTTCACATAAATGCAACTAGAAAAGAGCAACAAGGTCAGAATGTATATAAAAATCTAAAAGCACTATTTACTGATACAAAACATGAGTTAATTGAAGTTGAGTGGTTATGCCACGACCAATTTTTAAATTATATAAAAGAAAACATTGATATCGGTATGCAAGTTTCATTTACAGAAACATTTTGTATTGTTGCAGCAGATCATATTACTTGTAATGTTCCAATATTAACAAGTCCTGAAGTTAAATTTGTAACGTCTTTTTATCATGCCGATCCAACTGATATTGATGATATCGCATCAAAACTAAACAGAATCAATTGTTTTAATTTCTTTGGAAAGATTTTAAATAAAGAAAGGCTGATCATAAATAACAATATGGTAAGAAAGGTCTGGGTAAAATTATTACGAAGCCTAGATGTATAAATTTTTAATTCTGTTATTGTTAACGGCTTGTACAAATACTAAAGTTGTTAATATCATTCCAGAACCACCTAAAGAATTGATGGTTCCACCAGAATCATTGCAGTTAATTGGTAATGAGAGGAAGTTGTCTGAAATCACATATGTAATTATAAATAACTATATGACTTATCATAAAGAGTCAGAAAAATTACAAAAACTACAAGAATGGATTAAAGAACAGAAAAATGTTAAGTTTTAGAGATTACCTTTTACTACTAGAAGATAGGATTGATTTCTTAAAGAATCAATATAAGGATAGGTTAAATACCAATCATGATGCATTGGCGCAACATCATGATTCTGATGCAGTAATTGATCATTTTAGTCAACATGCCGATCCATCTGGTACAAAACAACATACTGATTGGATATTAAAACAATATCAAAAGGGAAAGATTCGACAGGAAGATCATCCTAGAATTCATACAGCATTATCTAATTTTGAAAAATATAAACCAAGATTACTTAGAAAAGATATCAATCAATACCGGTCATTAAATGATTTAGAAGATTCTGTTCAACCACATTTGGGGAAAGCAAGTTCTGGTAAAGATCAAAAAGCATTAGATAAATCGGATGCTGAAAAATTACATGATGAAAATGGATTTAAGGTTTACCATTTAAAATCTAGAAATGCAGCTTGTCATTATGGAAAAGGAACAAAATGGTGTACTGCTGCCGAAAACAATAATATGTTCGATCATTATAATTCTGATGGTCCAGTATATTATATTGAAGGTAAAGATAATAATGGTGAAAAAAAGAAATTTCAGTTTCATTTTGAATCAAATCAATTTATGAATGATAAAGATGAAGAAATTAATCTTGGAGAATTTATTAGGAACAACCCCGAAGTTAGAAATGTAAAAGAATTTAAAGATAAACATTTTGCATTAAAGGATATATCTAAATCTGAATTACACCATATGATTGCTACTATGCCTAGTATTGGTGATGATTTTCTTAAACATCCAAATATTGATTCTAGACATCTTCAAAATATTATAAAACGTGGTCATCCTCCATGGTCAATATTTAATCATCCTCAGTTAACTAAAGACCAATTAATGGGATTATATCATTCTGATCCAGAACAACATAATCACACATTAAGTCACAAATTATTTGATACCGATGTGTTGCAGAATGTGTATAATAAAGATCCTAGTAATTATTATAATATATCTGGTATATCTATGAATCCAAATATTCCAGAAGATATAAAACGCGGTATTATGAAATCTCATCCAAATGTTATAGCGGGAGCAAATAACCCAACATTAAATTCTGATGATATTCATGATTTGTTAAATGACTCAAATACATCAATTGAAAGTATTGTTAACCTATCATACCATCCAAATTTTAATCATTCGCATGTTCAAAGATTTATAGATGGTAAACACGATCCTAATGATTTTTATCCTGATGATTATGCTACAATACTTAAAAAAGCTTCCAAAGAACAGGTTGATGATATAATTGATAATAAGCCGCATTTAATTAATTATTTGTCTGACAAGAAATTATCAAAAGATCAATATCATAAAATAATTGATAAGTATCATAATAAGCATTCTATTATAGAAGCTCTATTATTTTCTCCGCATTTGGATGGGACACATTTAGATAAGATAATAGATCATGGGGAATTAATACGTCCTGTATTACAACATAACAATATAACTCCACAACATGTTATGAAAATAATTGATAATACTCCAAAATCAACGAATGACGATGTACCTTGGCATTATGATATGCCAACTCATACTAAATTACCAGAAGTTTTTGATAAATTAATTAAAAATGAAAACATAAATCCAAATGTTAAAAGACAAATAATTAAAAGAGAACCAAATGTTTCGAGAGATACGTTATTAGATGTAATTTCTGATCCTGAATTGGCAGGTGAAGTTATGAATAAGACCGATAAACTGGAAAAAGAACATTATAGGAAATATTTTGATTTGCACCACAAAAAGATTGGATATAATGGATTAAATATTGTTGCCGATTATGTTCATAAACACCCAGAAACAGCCAAAGAACAATTACATTTAAATCCTCATCTTGATACAGAACTTATAGCAAAAGGACATTTATCTAATGATGAATTATACAACTATATTAATTCGGAACATAAACTCGATGATGATGGTCCAGATCCAAAAATTCATGCTGTTCACGCATTACATGATCCAGAAAAATTAAAAGCCTTGTCAAATAATCATCCAGACGAAAAAATTAGAGCAGTAGCAAATCATTTTTCAAAATTTTATGAAGAAAATAATTAGTTTACTATTTTTATTAACCTCCTGTTCATTTACCAATGTTCAATATGATAATAATGCTTATGATAAAATCAATCATATTAGAACAGTTGCCCAATTAGGCACCAATTTCTGTGATAATATTGCACCAATAAAAAATGAATTGTGGAGGGATGTATACGAATTTGATAATTATCAGGAACTAAATAATCCAGATTTATATGCAATGTCCAAAAAGCTTTTAATAATGAGTAATGAATTTTACTACTCTAAACCATCCGAGGAATATTGTAAATTAAAATTAAAGGAAATTGAAGACTCCGCATATATCATTCAGACAACTATTGGTATGATGAAATGAATATATTTGAAATGGTAAATAATGTACCAGAGTTTAAAGATAAATCTCTAAATAACATAAAGCATAAATATTTAGACATCGTAATAAAATATAAAGCGAATAAAATATCGAAAGAGGAATTTTTAGAATTACTTAAGAATTTAAAGTTAGAAATAGAACTGCTTGATATCTCAGCAGAACTACAAAACAAAAAAACTCTTTATGATTTTATAATTACGACAATCACAATACTTAAAACTATTGCCGTATTAAAATAATAAGGAATCTAATAGTGGACACTAGTAGAGAACAAGCAGAACTTTTAGCACGAATAATTGTTATAGAAAAGCAATTAACCGAAAATGAAAAGATACAAGATAAAGTGAACGATCAATTTTCACATATAGCCAAACAATTGGATGCTATTAAAGATGATATTCGTCATCAAAAAGATATTCCAACAATTCAAGTTAAATTGGATAATATCGAACGGGATATGACAGATTTGAAAATTAATATAACAGAAATGGTACCAATTAAAAAAATGTTTTTTGGATTAGTTGGATTCATTTTATTGGCGTTTTTTACATTGATATGGAATTCGTTGGTTCTAAATAAACCAACAGTTGATATGAATGATATCACAAAAAAAATAATCTCAGAATACAACAAAACAGAGAAAAAATAATGAAAAACAATATGCTATATTTCATATTAGGAATATTGATGGGGTCTATTATAACTTATTTAATATGCACCATAAAATCAAATTCCCAATTATCTTATAATGCTAATATCGAAACATTACGTAACGATACCAATCAAAGACTAATAGATTATATTGACGGAAGATGGATATCTGCAATTGGTGATGTTGTAGTTAACATTTCTTTAAATACAGATTTAAAAGATATAACTGTAACATCTTCCAAAATTGAAAAAACATATAAAATAACTAATATTGAATATGTTGATGGGTTTTTTGGGTATACAAAACTAATAGTATGTGATGTAAAGTGTGATAAAAACAATTCACATACTCTTCAAATTAATAAGATTTTTGGTGTTGATAATACAATAGTTATTACTTATGATCACCAAATGGCAGATTGTATTGAACCGAAAAACTTTTGTTCTAGAGCATTTAAACTTGTAGATTAATTCTTTTTATCATCAAAAGCCGACGTACTCATTATACAGCCTAAATTTCTGCTTGTCAAGTCTTGACATCAAAAAAGTTCTGTGATACAATATTTTCTCTTTTGTGGAGAACTGACATGAGCAACAGATTTAAAAAACATAGTGGTGTCTTTAATTGTAGGATTTGTGGTAGATCAACCCGTGATACAAATGGCGAAAATGGAGATCTACGATTGTGCGAAGATTGTTTTGAAGGTTCAATGTATGAAAATGGATGGGATGATAATGAAGGATACGACGATTTATATTCAGAACAATGTAGAGTGAAAATGGAAGAATGTTATCAAAATGCCGTTAACAAAGGCGGCAAAATCAAAGGATATACCAAAAACAATTGATTAGGAATAGTTATGAGTTTACATATTGATAAAAAATTCTTATCTCTTGTTGCACCAAAACTACAACAATTCAAACAAAAAAAGTCTGACCTATGGAATTTCCGGTGTCCATATTGTCTAGATTCACAGAAAAACAAATTTAAAACAAGAGGTTATGTCTATAGAAAGAATAACGATCTGTTCTTCAAATGTTTTAATTGTGAAGAATCTCATACATTCTATAACTTCTTAAATTACCTTGATCCGTTATTGTGCAAGGAATACGCAGTAGAAAGATTTATGAATGGGGATCAAGGAAATCACAATTATCCAAAACCCGTTATATCTTCTAAACCAGTCTTTAATACTAAAGAGAAATTAAATTTACCAACAATATTAGAATTGGATGATAATCATTCAACAAAACAATATTGTATAGATAGGAAATTTCCGCAAGAGTCATTAAAGGATTTATATTACACTTCTGACTTTGCAAATTTTGTCAAAGAGTATTATCCAGAATATGATAAATACATACCTGAGAACGATGAAAGATTAGTCATTCCGTTTAGAAATGATAGAAGTAAAATCTTTTGTGTGCAGGGTCGAACATTACAAAATTCAAACATGCGGTATATTACAATTAAACCAAATGAAGAAGTTAAATTATTTGGTATGGATCGGCTTAAACCATTTGATACTGTTTATGTTGTTGAAGCACCATTAGATTCATTATTTCTTGATAATTGTATTGCAACAGCAGATTCGAATCTGGAAATATCATGTAGACATCTTAAAAGTAAAAACATTATTCTTATTCCAGACCGAGAACCAAGAAATAAATCTATTGTAAGAAATATCCAAAAGTGGATAAAAAACAACAGAAAGGTGTGTTTATTGCCAGATAGTTTAGAAGGTAAGGATATTAATGAATTTGTTATTAATGGGTTGACAAAGGAAGATCTTCAGAGTATAATACTCCAGAACACTTTTGTTGGTATTAGGGCAGAATTAGAATTTTCAAATTGGAAAAAAATATGAAATACAAATTTTGGAGAGAAGTTTGGAGGCTTTGTGTCAGAATCAGGAGATATATGAATGGAATCTTAATCTATCTTATTTATACTAAATACAAAGATCAGGATTGTATTGATAAATGGGATTTTGTCTTGGTAAGACAAATTGTCAATCTGACACGGAAAATTTCAGATTTCGCTGGTCAACATTCAATTAATAGAACTTTGTGAGGTTATTATGGCTAATTTTTCAGAATTAAAAGGCAAAACATTAACTAATATTGAAAAGATAGATAATCAAGAATTAATATTTTATTGTGATGATGGAACAAAATATAAAATGGATCATTGGCAAGATTGTTGTGAAAGTGTAACAATTGAAGATATTTGTGGGGATCTAAATGATTTAATTGGTTCAAAAATTTTATTTGCTGAAGAAAGCAGTTATAACAACACTGAAGCTTATAATGAATATAGTGATGATTACTCATTCACATGGACATTCTATAAATTGGCAACAATAAAGGGATGGGTTGATATTAGATGGTATGGGTCATCTAATGGATATTATTCTGAATCAGTTAATTTTGGTATAATGTAAAAGGTATAATATAATGAATGTACAATTAGTAAGTTATACAAAATCAGTCATTGATCCAGAAATGGATTTGTTGGATCAAATTGCATATGTTGCAAGAGTTTCTAATCCATCTAATCAGATGAATACCGAAACCGCTGAAAAACTAATCAATTATCTATTACTCCACAAACACTGGAGTCCACTAGAAATGGTGGATTGTACAGTAGAAATTGAATGTACAAGAGATATTGGTAGACAAATACTTAGGCATCGTGCAGTTTTCCAAGAGTGGAGTGGACGATACACTCAAATGAGTTTGGGTCACGAATTTAAAGAAGCCAGACTTCAAGATTCTAAAAATCGTCAGAATTCAATTGAAATTGAAGATGAAAAGCTTCAAAATTGGTGGCTAGAGGCTCAATCAGTAAATTTCCAAGAAGCATATGATATATATGAAGAAGCCCTTAAGAAAGGTATTGCAAAAGAAGTTGCTCGTTCAGTTCTTCCAGAAGGAAATATCTTAACTCGGATGTATATGAAAAACAGTATTAGAAACTGGATTCATTACATTGATGTCAGAACTTCACAAGAAACACAAAAAGAACATAGAGAAGTTGCATTAGCAATCTCCAAGGTTATTGAACCAATTTTCCCAATGATCAAACAATTTACACATGGTACATGAGGAAATTTTAATGAATTTTAATAATAGTCTTCTAGATTTTAATATCATGTTTTTGGCAGTATTAGGTGGAATAAAATATAGTGGATTGATTGATGTTCCAACAATAAAATTTTGGATACCAACAGTTATCGTATTATCAATTATGGGTGTTGTGGAAATTATAACACATTTACTTGAAAGGAAATAAAAATGAATACAATTGAATTAAAGATTTTAGATAAAGAATTTTACAAAGAATTCTCATTACCAGAATATGCAACTACTGGTTCAGCCGGATTAGATTTACGTGCAAACCTAAATACTACACCCAAGCCTAGTGTAAATTTTGGTGGATATAATTCATATTTTAACGCAGCAACGAATAAATATTACCTGTATCCAAACGAAAATATATTATTCTCAACGGGTATTGCTATAAATATTGGTAATCCTGGTATTGCTGCAATTATAAGCCCAAGATCTGGTTTAGGTCATAAATATGGAATTAACCTTGGAAATACAATTGGATTGATTGATTCTGATTATCAAGGTGAACTATTTGTCTCATTGGTAAATAGATCAGCCGAAAATTATGTTATTCAACATGGTGATAAAATTGCTCAAATGTTCTTTGTCCCAATTATACAAGTAGAATTTAATGTTGTTGAAACATTTCATGAATCAGAAAGAGGCATTGGTGGATTTGGCTCAACGGGGAAATAATGTTCAATAAGATTTGTTTATTCTTATTAGTAGTATTGGGATCACTTAACTTAATAATAAATATTCTTACTCACCCAGGAATTTTCAAATGAATACTGTGAAAATATCTGATGTTGTTTTGTACAAAACATATTATGAAAATTGCCAACACTATTTTACATATCTATACTATAAAAATGCTTGGGAAATCATACCATCATATGATAGTAATTTTAAGTTATATGAAACACTTGGAATGTTATTAGATGAATATCAAGATTTGTTATATGATGGGTATACAATAAGAATATGTTATTATACACCAAAACAAAAACGATTCATATTAAAAAACTTTCATTATTATACTCGTTTACTTGAAGTGTATATAGATAATCTTATAAACTTTGATGATTTTGAAAATGAAAAATATGTAATAACAGATTGTTTGAATTTTGTTAATTATGAAAATAAAGTTATGAACGCAATAGAAATTCGATCCGTTTGTTTTCGGGGCACAAATAAAATATGAAACAAAAAAGTTACAAAATAAGAGTTTATCCAACACGATTGCAAAAAGAATACTTCGCTAAAAGCGAAGGTGCTACCAGATATGTTAGGAATCGGGTTCTTTCTGAAATGGATCATTACCATCAAGAAACTGGTGGATATAAATCTATTATTGAAATGTCTCGTGAGGTAACTAAATGGAAAAAAGCTGAAGAAACATCTTGGTTAAAAGAAATTCCTGATGATGTTTTAAGACAAGAATTACGGGATTTAGATGCGGCTTTTAAAAATTTCTTTGCCAAAAGATCTAATTACCCAAAAAAGAAAAAGAAAACTTTTGGTTGTTCAATAAGATTTGTTTTTGATCAAAGACATTTGAGCAAGGTTAGAAATTGGTTGCAAGGTAATGTTATTTTACCAAAATTTGGAAAATTAAAATTGGGTCAGAAAAATAGATTACCAGTTGAAATGCCCAAACAAATAACAATGTCTAGAGATTGTGCTGATAGATATTTTATATCATTTATGGTAGAACAAGAAATTCAAGAATTGCCAAAAACAGGTAATCAAGTTGGTGTTGATTTGGGTATCAAAACATTAGTTTATTGTTCAGATGGAAAGAAATATGATGGTGCTAGATCATTACGTAGAAAATTAAAACATTTAAAACGACTACAACGGAGTTTGAGTAGAAAAGTAAAAGGGTCAAATCGATATAAAAAACAACGTTTAAAAGTTGGTAAATTACATAGAAAAATAGCTGATACTAGAAATCATCGATTACACGAAATAACAACTGATATTGTAAGAAATAATGATAACATTTGTTTGGAAGATTTGAATGTAAAAGGTATGGTTAAAAACCACAATTTAGCATTAAGTTTATCAGATTGTTCTTTCGGTGAAATTAGAAGACAACTAGTATATAAATCAAACTGGTATGGAAGAGAAATTTTATTATCAAATGTGTGGAATCCAACCAGTAAAATGTGTTCTGGATGTGGCCAAATTCATGAAATGAAATTATCTGATAGAATAATGCTTTGTGATTGTGGATTAGAACTTGATCGAGATTTTAATGCAGCAATCAATATATTAAATTTTAGTTTAAAAGAAAATACGGTGGAGAACACCGGAATATATGCGCGTGGAGCAGTAAACAACCCGAATCTTTTTGAATCAAATTCAGGAACGATAAGGACTGCGATGGAACCAATAGGTTCTGAGAAACGCGAACCGAATCGGATTCTAATATAATATGTGGCAACTAAATCCATATATCAGAAAATATGATGACCAAAAATTCTATAACTGGAATTACTGGTTTTTATTAGATGACTTTTATTATAAAACAAAATAAGGAAAATAAATATGACTGAAAATGTAAATTTACCAACACAATATCAACAATATATCCACAGAAGTCGTTATGCTAGATGGAATAATGAAAAAAAGCGAAGAGAAACATGGACAGAAACAGTCACAAGATATTTAAATTTTTGGAAAAATAAATACCCTTCTGTATTAACAGATGATTTATATAAAGAATTATATGAAAATATAACTCAACTGCGAACAATGCCATCTATGCGAGCTTTGATGACTGCTGGAAAGGCATTAGAAAAGGACAATGTTGCTGGTTTCAATTGTTCATATTCTGCAATAGATAATTTCAAAAAGTTTGATGAAATTATGTATATTTTAATGTGTGGAACTGGTGTTGGATTTTCTGTTGAAAGGCAATATGTTGTTAAATTACCAACGGTTGCTGAAGATTTTTATCCATCAGAAACTATTATTAAAGTTTCTGATTCAAAATTAGGGTGGGCATCATCTTATAGAGAACTAATCTCATTATTATATGCTGGAAAAATACCAACTTGGGATTTAACTAGTATTAGACCATCCGGTGCATTATTAAAAACTTTTGGTGGTCGGGCATCTGGACCAGCACCATTACATGACCTATTTAAATTTACAGTAACTCTATTTAAATCTGCTGCTGGTAGAAAATTAACGTCATTAGAATGTCACGACTTGGTATGTAAAATTGCTGAGATTGTCGTCGTTGGTGGCGTGAGGCGAAGTGCATTGATTTCATTATCAAATTTATCAGATGATAGAATGCGATCTGCAAAAAATGGTGCTTGGTGGGAAGATAACGTTCAACGCGCTTTAGCAAATAATTCAGCAGCATATACCGAAAAACCAGATATCGGAATTTTCATGAAAGAATGGTTGTCTCTATATGATTCCAAATCTGGCGAAAGAGGAATTTTTAATAGAGAAGCCGCCAACAAATTATTACCAGAACGACGAAAACTTTTTGAATATACAGAACTAGGAACGAACCCATGCTGCTTTTCTGGAGATATGAAACTTTTGACGGATGCTGGATATAAAACTTTTAGTGAACTTTCAAAAATGGATGTTGTTAATATTGTCAATAATGATGGAGAAGTTACAAAAGGTAAAGTTTGGTCTTCAGGAACAAAACCCGTTGTGTCGGTGCAATTTGAAGATAAATTAGGAAAGAGTAGTATTATTTGTACAGACGACCACATTTTTATGTTAAATGATGGCACAGAATGTCAAGCTAAAGATTTAACAAAAAAGCGGCTCATGCCTCAAATTAATATAAAAGTGCCAAAAGCAAATGATGAATTTTTGGCAGGATTTATTTTGGGTGGACGGGGGTATCCAGAAACATTAAAGAATCTAGATAGTTTGTCTGGATTATATTCTGCTAATGGTTCTGTGATTAAAAATCAAAGAGTATCATTGAAAGCAATTGATAAAAATCAAATTGATTTGGTTGCAGAATATTTGGCGGAATTAGGAATTGATAGTTATATAACGACCAATGGAGAATATCTATGTAAACAATCATATGATCTTAATATTACTAGATACGAAAGCATTTTAAAATTTGCAGAATTGGTTTCTTTTGGTCAAAAATATAAAAGAGAATCACTTCAGAAAATGATTTTAGAACGTGCGCCATATGTGAAAACTGTTAAAAATTTTGGTGAATGTGAAGTATTTGATTTTACTGAACCAAAAACACATTGGGGAATCGTTGAAGGTTGTGTTGTTCACAATTCTGAAATTATATTGAGATCGGCACAATTTTGCAATCTTTCAGAAGTTGTGGTTAGGTCTGATGATAATTTGGAGTCTTTAAAAAATAAAGTTCGGGTTGCAACGATTTTAGGAACATTACAAGCAACATTAACAAATTTCAGGTATATCTCAAAGGAATGGAAGAAAAATACTGAAGAAGAAGCGTTATTGGGTGTTAGTTTTACTGGAATTATGGATAATTCTGTAATGAATTGTAGTGAGGGTGAAGAAACATTAAAATCATGGTTAACAGAATTAAAACAAGTTGCCATTGATACAAATGTTGAATATGCAAATAAATTGGGAATAAACCCTTCTGCGGCAATTACTTGTGTAAAACCTTCTGGTACCGTTTCACAATTAGTTGATTCTGCATCAGGAATTCATCCGAGATACAGCCCGTATTATATTAGAACAGTTAGGGCAGATGTTAAAGATCCTCTGGCACAGTTTATGAAAAATTTGGGGTTTGTTTGTGAACCAGATGTAACAAAACCAGAAACAACAGTTGTATTTTCATTTCCACAAAAATCACCACCTAATTCAGTTTTTAGGGATGATAGACCAGCACTGGAACAACTTGAGTTGTGGAAAATATATCAACTAAACTGGTGTGAACATAAACCATCAGTTACGATTTATGTTAAAGAACATGAGTGGTTAGAAGTTGGCGCATGGGTATATAAGCATTTTGACATTTTGTCTGGAGTAAGCTTTTTGCCACATTCAAATCATTCTTATAAGCAAGCTCCATATCAAGAGTGTACAGAAGAGGAATATAACGCATTATTAGAAAAGTATAAAGATTTGGATTTAAATTGGGAATCACTTTCTCAATATGAAATGGAAGATTATACTACATCAGCAAAAGAATTAGCATGTGTTGCGGGAATATGTGAGATATAAATAATAAGAATTATAAATATTTTTAGGGAGAGTATATGCAAAAAGTAGTAAATACAATTTGTAACAACTGTGATTCTGAATTCACATTAACTTTTAACGAGAATTTAGTGCCAGAATACGAAGAACTTATTTGTCCATTTTGTGGAAATCCCATTGAAGATGTCAATGAAAAGGAAATTGATGACACTTATGATATGTTTGATCAAGAGGAATGGGATTAGTTGTGGTTTTATAACAACGAAATTGTAACCAATATAGATCCACGATATATTGGTTACGTTTATTTAATTACTAATATATTAACTTCCAAAAAGTATATTGGTAAGAAACTTTTTGTCTTTAAGAAAACTAAAACTATTAAAGGTAAAAAGAAAAAGTATTTGGTAGAAAGTGATTGGAAAGAATATTATGGATCATCTGTGTCATTGAAAACTGACATAGATATGTATGGTAAAGATAATTTTAAACGAGAAATTTTAATGTTTTGTACAACCAAATCTGAATGTTCTTATTTTGAAGCCAAATTTCAATTTGATTTTGATGTATTATTAAACCCTAATGATTATTACAATGATTGGATTTCATGTAGAATACGAAGAGGACACTTATTAAAAGGAAAATTATGATCAGAGAATTCTTAAATGAAATATTTAATAAAGATAACAGCGATGGTGTGGCGTTTGTTCCAGTAAGTGATGAAGATATGAATATCAATGGATTTCATTACAAAGATAAAGGTAAATATATTACTGGAAATACTGGTCAATATTATCATGTTCTTTTATATAAACAAACAGAAGACATGGTTATAACCGAATGTGATCATTTTGAAGCAATTTTATTAGATCCATCTGTTTATGTTACCAATTTAATTAAATGTGGCTATTATGGCATTGTTTCTAAAGTTACAGAAGTATCCCGCCCCGAAATCACCAGAACATATGAAGAAATGTTATTAAAAATGAACCCAGAAATCACTTGACATCTGCTCAAAATGTGGTATAATGATCCCACAGTTTCAATTTTCAAGCAAATCATATGAAAAAAACAGATGTAAATGACTACTTTACAGGTGGCGAACCAAGATTTGATACAGACACTTCAATCAATGTCGCTCTGTCTTGGTACGCCAACCAAATGGAACCAAAAGATTCTAAAAAATTCACTCTGGATCACGTCAAAAAGCACGATTATTCCAAGGAAATTGTAAATTCAATCTCTACTGCTCCAGAAAACATGTTCTTAAATCTCGGTTTTGTATGCAGAATTCTGGAAAATGGTGCAAATCTACCAGAAAAGAATCATATCTGGATCGATACTAGGATAAATCAAATTGTTCAAGCAGTAAAAGAACCAGTCGTATCAGAATTTGCCAAAAAACAAGAATTTAACATTCATGACCGAATTTATGAACAATCAAGTTCACTAATCTCTGGAATCGAAGACGAAATTGATAAATTCATTAAAACTAAAGTCATAAATTTCAATGTTTATGAATTTTTAACAAAAAATGAAGCAAAAAATCTTCATGCAAAACATGTTGTTAACCACTTTACACCATTTTTAAATGAAATTAACATCGTTTTGGAAAAATCTGATGAACAATTGAACGAAGCATACGCAAGTTATACGAAAAAACAAGTTGTAACATTACAATTGTTCCTCCAGTCTATTATCGATGACTGTAATAAGATCATTAATAATGCAAAAATCACCAGAAAACCAAGAAAACAAAAGAAAGTATCTCTGACGAAGTTAATTTCTAAACTAAAATATAAAAAGGATGATAATGAGTTAAAGTTAAAATCAATAAATCCACTAGACATCTTGACAGCCAAACAACTTTGGGTGTATAATACCAAACTGAGGAAATTTGGTGTCTATGTGGCAGATATAAATACTACTCTGACTGTTAAAGGAACTACAATATTGAATTATGATGATGTTTTATCAACACAAAAAACATTAAGGAAACCCGAAGAACAACTTAAATCAATTGATACAATGAAAAAGACCGACACTAACAAATTCTTTAAAGAAATCAAAAGTAAAGATGCCCCATTATCAGGTCGTATCAATGAAGATATTATCTTATTAAAGGTGTTTAAATGATGGAGAAATATGTTAAATCCGGTTGTGGAGCATGTGTGGAAGCAAACGATTTAGCCAAGATTAAAAATCTATTGGTCGAAGACACATATATAAATCAAGATGGAGAAATTGTAATTTTTGAAGACTCTGAACTTTTTCACATTGTTTCTGATATGTTAATCAAAAACAATCGTGGTCATACTAATTATAGGATTTACAAATGATTTTTATTGATTTCAATCAGGTTGTTATTACAGAAATTCATCGGTTCTATGCGTATAATAAAACCCAATTAACCCAAAATGATTTATTACACATTTCTTTCACAGCTTTAAAAAAGTGTACTTCTTTATTCAGAAAACACAATATCGTTATTGCATGTGATTCAAAAACATATTGGAGAAAAGATCTTTATAAACTATATAAGTTTCATCGGAAAGATCTAAGAGAAAAGTCTCCGTTAGATTGGAATTTCATCCACAAAACCCTTAATGAAGTTAAAGCTGATCTTCACGAATACTTTCCATATAAAGTATTAGAAGTAGATTCAGCAGAAGCAGATGATATTATTGGAACTCTAGTACCAAGATTCGCACCACACGGACCAGTAATCATTTGTTCAGCAGATCGAGATTTCGTTCAGTTACAACAGTACCCAAATGTAAAACAATATGATCCTAAAATCTCTGCCTATGTTACTTCTGATGATCCCGTAAAAGATCTTAAAATTAAAATCATTAAAGGTGATCGCGGCGATTTCATCCCATCCTTTCTTTCACCAGATGACCAATTTATGACAGGTAAAAGACAAACAAGAATTACAGAGGAAAAATTACAACAATGGCTCAATGAATCACCAGAAGTATTCTGTAATAATGATACATTACAAAATTATTACAGAAACCAAAAACTTATAGATTTTAATTTTATCCCATCAGAAGTAAAACAAAGGATTATAGATAGATATGATGAATTAGAATTCAAAGGCAAGAACATCTTTAGATATTTTATGTCTAAAGGATTAGTAGCATTTTTAGATGACGTAGGAGAATTTCAATGCAAACCGCAAGAGTAAATGAAGTATTTGATGAATTTAATAAATGTTCAAATAAAGAACAACGACTACACGTACTTCGTAAACATGACTCACAGAATTTTAGAGAATTCTTGGAATATTCATTTAACCCAAAAATCGAATTCTATTTTTCACAATTTCCAATGAATTATATTATTCCAGACACAGTTCCAGGTATCAGTTACTCAGATCTTTTGTCAGAACTAAAACGGCTCTACCTATTCACAAAAGGTAATCCGACAGCAGATTCCTTAACAGAAGAGAAAAGAAATACCCTCTTTCTCCAAGTTCTGGAAACCATGGACCCAACTGAAGCAACCTATTTCGTCAATATGATGAAAAAGAATCTGGGGGTCAAATACTTAACCATTAACTTAATCAAAGAGGCTTATAACCTAAACTAATATGAAAAAGAAACAAAACTACCGAGACTTAGATCCAATCGAATCCAAAAGAAATAAAAAAGCGAATCGTATAAATAATAAACACGATCCGCTAAGAAAAAATAAAAAGTATTACCTGCAAAACCAAAACCCAGGAGATTAATCCTATGAAAACTTATGTAAAACGTGTCCCCCTAGACTGGACTGTATTAGAATCATTAACTCAACCACAACTTAGGTTCGTTACCGCTCTCATGCAACGTATGGAATATAAGGAAAAACAAGTTAATAATATTAATTCAGTCCTAGAAATGCTCGAACCTAAACTTAATGAAACCCTAGTATCACCTAATAATAAAGCATAATGGATGTAATAATAAAAAATTATATCGCATTTGACCGTCAGTACGGTGATATCAAATTAACTCTGCCTCTACCCGAGGCAGAGAACCTTTTTCAACAACTAAAAGAATTTTTTGATAATCAACCAAATAAGGATAACCCAAATGGCTAAACTAAACTCTAGAGAAGAATTTAAACAATATTGCCTCAGACGCCTGGGTGAACCCCTTATCTCCATTAATGTCTCCGATGAACAAACTGAAGATAGACTCGATGACGCCCTAAACTATTACCAACTGCACCACTATAATGCAGTCAAAATGATATACCTTAAACACCAATTAACTCAACTCGATATCTCCAATGGCTATATCGATGTCCCAGATGAAGTTAAATCTGTTACCAAAATATTTCCGATAGATACGCTCATAAGTCAAGATTATATGTTCGATGTGCAGTTCCAAATTATTGCGAACAATCTATCGGACTTTTCTTCTGTCCAGCTTATGAACTATGAAGTTGCTATGCAGCACTTAAGAAATGTGCAAATGATATTAGTTGGACAACAAGGAATCCGGTTTACTGAGCATGAGAAAAAACTTTACATTGACGATAATTTACAGAAAAAAATGTATGTTGGAGCTTATGTTATTGCAGAATGTTATGCAGCATTAAATCCAGAAACGTTTCCAGATATTTGGGGCGACTATTGGCTACGCAAATACGCCACCGCATTAATAAAGAAGCAATGGGGATCAAACCTATCAAAATACAGTTCGATGCCGTTACCAGGAGGATTAGTTCTGAATGGGCCACAAATTTGCATGGAAGCAGAACAAGAAATTGCTCAGATTGAAAATGAGTGTAAAACAGAATACGAGTTACCAGTTGGATTTTTTGTTGGTTAATGAAAAAATTAAATAAAGATGATGTTAATAATAGATTAACAGAAAGTGGTAGAACAGTTAGATTAGTTGGAGAATATGTAAATGGACATACACATTCTGAATTTTTGTGTTTAGTTTGTGATTGGGAATGGAATGCACAACCATATAGTGTTTTAAGTGGGAAAGGTTGTCCTTGTTGTGGTGGAACACAAAAATTAACATTTGAAGATGTCAATAAAAGATTAGAAGATGATAATCGTACAGTCAGATTGATTGGAGAATATACAAATGTTTCTACCCCAACAGATTTCTTGTGTTTGGACTGTGACTATGTTTGGACATCAACAGTTAGATCAGTTTTACTTCTTAAATGTGGGTGTTTACGGTGTTCCAATATGGTGCGGTTGACAAAAGATATTGTTAATGATAGATTGATCGAATCTGGTAGATCAATCAGACTGGTTGGTGAATTTAAAAATAATAAACATGATACTGAATTTTTGTGTTTAGAATGTGATTTTGTATTTTCTGCTAGACCAGATAATGTATTACATAATTGCTCTGGTTGTCCAAAATGCGCTAAATTATTACCATTAACATTTGAAGAAATTAATAATAGATTAATTGAAAGTGGCAAATCTGTCAGATTAATCAGCGAATATGTAAATGCTAGAACAAAATGTGAATTTGAATGTTTGGATTGTGGGCACCAATGGTTTACAAAATCTAATGATGTTTTAAATAAGGATTCTGGTTGTCCATGTTGTGCTAGAACGGGTTTCGATCCAACCAAACCTGCAATAGTTTATTATGTTAAATTTATAAATACAGATGCATACAAAATTGGAATAACAAATTTAACAGTTAAAGAGAGATTTGGTAAACATTTTAAAAACATAATTGTCCTGAAAGAAATATTTTTTGACAATGGCAAAGAAGCCTATGATTTTGAGCAATTTATATTAAAAGAATATAGAGAACATAAATACACGGGTGAGCCATTATTAAAGCGTGGTAACACAGAAATTTTAACTAAAGACATTTTAAATGATGTCTTGACAATTTACGAAGACTGGTGTACAATAGAACACAATGCAGAAATGGTGTAATGTAGCATCCTGGTGTTCCATACCGGGGGTGTAGGTTCAAGTCCTACTTTTCTGCTCCAATTTTGAGGAAATATGATGGAAGTTCGCAAGATAAGATTAGACAATGATAAATATTTGATACAGGTAAGACATTTATCAGAAGCAAATTGGGTAAGTGTTGACACAGTAAAATCTTATATTGCGGCATATGAGAGAGAAAAGGAATTGCGAGAGAAAGATAAATCGGGGTGTAGCTCAGCTTGGTAGAGCGCATGTTTTGGGAGCATGAGGTCGTTAGGTTCGATTCCTACCATCCCGACCAATTTAGTAGGTTATTAAAATGAAAACTATTGAAATTTCCGAATATTTATTTAATGAATTGATGAAAGATAAGAAGCGATTAGATTGGTTAGAAACACAGGATTGTTGGATTGATATAGATGGGGAGTATGATATAAAGCCAAAATATGCTTGTGGTGATGGATATAAAGATACTGTTAGAGAAATTTGTGATAAACATATTGGAGAAGTGAAATGAATGTAAAAGAATTGATTGAAGAGTTGAACAAATATCCAGATAATATGACGGTTGTTGTTAATGGAATGGATGATGGATATAATAATCTAACAATAATAAAATCAGTGAACTTAAGATTAGTGGAAGATGACTGGTATGATTATTTAGATGTTTCTAGTGGTATTGTAGCAGATCTCAAGGCATTATATCTTGGTTTGGAATAAACGTGTATAAATTTATTATTGCAATATTATTGTTTGCATTAGGGGTGTTGATATTATCGGGTGTAATAGATAATATTATTGAGTTGTCTGGGGTTAAATAATGTATAGATATGCGATTGTTTTTTTATTATTTTTTGTAACAGTATTTGTGGTTGCAGTTACATTAGTCAATCTATTTTAGGAGATTAAAGTGAAAGTGTTATTTGTTTTGATTCTAATGGTTATTACATTTAATGTATTAGCAGAAAATCGTAAGGTTTGGATCATTAATTACACATCAAGAAATGTTGTTGGACTTTATGCTTCAAATGTATCAGAAGAAGATTGGCAAGAAAACATTCTTTCTGGATATGTATTAGAACCGAATCATAAAGTACGAGTTAATATTGATGATGGAACTCGTCATTGTGAATATGATATTAAAGCCGTATTAGAAGATGGTGATATGGCAATAGAAGAAAATGTGAATGTATGTAAAATTGAAACTTGGAGAGTATTGGAGTAAAATAATGTTTTTAGATAACGACATCAAATTAGATTTTTCGGATGTATTAATTTTACCAAAGCGATCTAAATTAGAATCAAGAGCAGATGTTTCATTGGAAAGAACCATTAAATTTCCATATGCCAAACACGAATTTATTGGTATTCCAATCATCGCATCTAATATGATTGGTGTTGGAACATTTAATATTCATAATGCATTAGCACAATTTAAGATATTAACAGCCATATCCAAACATTATACCATTTCTGATTGGGTTCGAAATGAGATTGATCCTGATTATGCTATTATGTGTATTGGGATTACAGATTCAGATATTAAGAAAGCAAAAGAACTTATTGATTTCTATAATCTCAAATATCTTATGATTGATGTTGCTAATGGATATTCAGAAAAATTTATTGATTTCATTAAAAAAGTACGAGACGGAATGCCTGATATATGTATCATGGCAGGAAATGTTGTAACAAAAGAAATGACAGAAGCATTAATTTTATCTGGTGTTGATGTAGTAAAAATCGGCGTAGGGAATGGATGTTTGGCTGGAGATTCTAAAGTGTTGTTGTCCAACGGAACATATAAAAATATAAAGGACATCAAAATTCATGATAAAGTTATCAACATGCATGGAAATCCAGTAGAAGTAATTGGTGTACAATTTTCTGGATTTAAAAAGGTAAAGAAGTATAGAAACAATTTGTTTTACTTGGACACATTAGTAACAAATGATCATTTACATTGGGTTGGAGATTATTCTTCTACACCCAATATTTTTCTTGATGGTAATTGTGAAGTTATATTAGAACGACCACTAAAGAATGGTGGATCTAAGTTTAAATGGTCAGATTTGTCTGATAATTTAAACTTTAAAGTGTTGTGTGTGCCTAGAAAAATTAATTTTGAAATGCCAAAAACGATTGAAATTGACATGACTCAATTTAAACTTTCTAATAGGGGGTTTGATGGACAATGTGAAATTCCTGACACCATAACACAATCATATGAACTTGGATACTTGATTGGAACATTTTTAGGAGACGGATTCTCAAGATGTACAAAATTTAAATGTAAGCGTGGAGATAAAATTACTAATAATACTTGCGGTAGTTTATTTTGGTATTTTGGTAAAAATGAAGTTGAATATGCTCAAAAAGTAACAGATTATTTAAAACTTGTTTTTGGTGCAAATGGAAAAATATTACACGAAGAAAATATGACGAAGGTTAAATGTCAATCAAATATCATCAGTAGATTTTTTCTTCAATTTTATTGTGGAGAAAAAAAGAAAACGCTGCCAGACAAATATTTAATTGATGATGCAGATTATATGAAAGGGATATATGATGGAATGTTAGATAGTGATGGACATTATGCAAAAGATAGTAGAGTTGGATTTTCAAATACATCATCAGATTTAATTGAAAAGTTTATGATTATATTCCATCAAGTTAATGGGTATTTTCCATCAGTTGCGGTTCCACCGCCTTGTGGATTTGCTGGTGAACAACTTTTGGAAAATCATAACTTTTCACAATTATATACATGCAGATCTGTATCAACAAAACAAAATGATACATATTATCAAATGAACAGAGTTTTCTCGGATATAACTGAAGAAGAAATTGAAATAGCAACTTATGATATTCAGGTTGATTGTGAAACAAGTAGTTTTATTGTGAATAATTCGGTGGTCCACAATAGCGTTTGTAAAACCAGAGTTCAAACCGGAGTTGGTTTTCCACAATTATCATCAGTTATTGAGACATCTAATTATGCTCACGCATTAAATGCTAATATAATTTCTGATGGTGGTTGTACTTGCATCGGAGACATTTCTAAAGCATTTTGTGCTGGTGCAGATTTCGTTCAATTGGGAACCATGTTAGCTGGTCATAGAGAAGGTGATCAAGAAATTATAAATAAATATAAAAAGAAAGAATATATTGATTCAGAAGATGATTCGGTATATGAACTACATCAATTTGTAGAATTCTTTGGTTCTTCATCAAAGAAAGCCCAAGAAAACTATTTTGGCGGATTTAATGATTATCGTGCTTCTGAAGGTAGAGAAGTCCTGATACCATACAAAGGACCAATTGAAAATACTATTAAAGAAATCTTAGGTGGTATTAGATCAACCTGTACGTATATTGGTGCAAAGCAATTAAAAAATCTACCAAAATGTGCAACGTTCATTAGAGTCAATAACCAATTATCAAAGGTCATGGAAAAGTATGAGAGAAGTATCTAAAACAGCACTTATATTAAACGGTATAAAAGATCAAATAGATATGAATGAATATATCTGCCATTCACAATCAAACTGTTTCCAAATGGAAAACTTTTGGATGTGGCTTGCATGGAAACTACCTAAACCACTAATCTATTGGTGTGCAATTAGATTAGGTGTAAATGCAACAGTTGATAAATACTCATATCAAACAGTTTCAAAACTAAATTTCATAGACGCACTAGAAAGATGGAATAGATGAAAAAATATACTTTCCAAATTACAATAGATGAAGGTTATGATGAATGGTGGGAAGCCATAAATAATAATGAATCCACCGGATGTAATGAACTTCTAGAAGAACTAAAAGAAGTAATGCATTTCTCCGGGTTTTATGGAGCAGATGTTAAATTAATAGAGTATAAAGATGAATAAATATATCCCAACAAAAGAAGATAAAGAAAGAGATTTAGAAGAAATCCGTCGTGTTGCAAAATTACTTAATGTAAAACCTCTTCATCAAGGCTCTAATCAAGATGTGGATAAACTTAATAAGGATGGAATAAAAAATAACTCCAAATGAGGTTACAATGTCTAAAGCTGAAAAAATATTAAAAAAATCTGAATCCCACCCAAATGTCCTTCAACTAATAGAATCTGAAGGTGGTAAACCAATCGATCTGCCAAACTATTATATGTTCCCAGATTATAGCGTTATCCTATTAGAAGATAATAAGGTAACAATCAAAACTCTACTGGAGGATTGAAATGTCTAAAGCTGAAACCGTTCTGTCAAAATTAACAAAAACATTCTCTTATGGTGAAACCCTTTATTGGATTATTCAAGAAAAAGGTGTCCCACTTACAAAGATGCCCAATGAAGAATTTGAATTTCCAGACAAGAGCAAGTTATTATTAACTCCAAAGGAAGTCAAATTGATGTGATATACCAACACATATTAAGTTATTATCACACGATAAACAATGTTATAATACCTTACAAGACATTTAAGATTATATTATGTGGCACCCATTACGAGGTATATGCATTATTACCATCATGTAAAGGTGTGTCACATAATATATACGAATTAACACATTGTCCGGTCTGTTCACACTAACAGACAATAACTCTCACATTTCATTTATTTTCAATTATCCACAAATAATCCCCATATAATTCAATACTTTACACTCCCAAATAAT